CACGAATAGGCTCATCACCTTCGCCAGTGTATGTGTCTACCAACTCGCATTTGCCAAACAGCGGCGAATACAGCTTTGTGCCTTTTGGCATATCGCGGAGTATCTCCGCAATGTTAATCTTGTTCTCCATTTTCTTGCTCCGTTTTTTCTGTGTTATACTTCATTTTGTAAGCCTGTATCATAGTTTCCTGCGCGCCTATGACTTCTAACGCCTCTCGGTATTCCTTAATTAGCTTTGCGTATATCGAACCTCTGCCGATAAAGTACCACACCGCCCAAAGAAGGGTGGCATTAATGATTGCTAATACTATTCCCATTGCTATTCGGTTTTAAACTTGTTAATGTTGTAAATAGTTGTTACTATTGGCATAAGAGTTAAGCCACCAAGATCGGCGTCGCTGTTAGGATTGTCCTTGAAGTCGTACGATATTCTACCGCCGAAGCGCATCATCGTGACTTCAATCTCTCTGCCTTTGTACTTACTGTTGAGTTCTACAACTTTGCTCCGAAGTTGTTCAAAAAGCACTTCGGGAGTAAACTCATCTCCAAAAACGAACTCTGCGTTTTTAAAGAACTCCAAATAATCTGCGAGTTCCCCTGTTTTCTTGTTGTGAACGCTACATCTCGGGCGTTCGCAGTAAAATCTTTCTTCTGTCATATTGTTGTATTGTTAGTTTCTTTGTATGTGCGCCTTCACCACCTTGTGAACCAGGTGTGGCTGCGCCTTGTTAAACTCATCTACAAACCAACGTTCATATTCGTCGTGGAAACGTGGTCTGCGGAGTTTTCCAATCGGGGGGGGGTAAGATGTCTGCGACAATCTTCTTCCCATTGTCTAATGTCAGTACGGCTTTCATAGCTTACCAGTTTTAAACCCTAACTCCTTCGCTATTGCGAGGAAATCGGAGAATTTGTCGGGCGATACATCGGTCTTCCTGTCGCGCGAATACACAACGCCGTCTATGACCTTGAAGTAAGCCGTGCCGTATGTGTCGAGAAAACAAATTTCGTATCCCATATTACTTCACCTCCATATTGATTAAGTCGTTAAAATCTTCTTCCGACTTGCAGTCGTAGCAGTAAGTCAGCGTGCCGTCAGCGTCCTTTGTAAGCATCATTATGCTGTTCGTGTCGTTCAGCAAGTCAAGCAGCATATCTACTCGGGAGAAACAATTTACGTTGTCGTTGTTTTTAAGCCAACATGCGCCAGTAATAAAACTTGTTGTGCGGAAAGCCTCTCGTTCGCTTGTGTTCTCGTCGTAGCAGACACAAACATAATTGCGTCCTCTTATGATAGACCACGCATCGCGCAGCCTACTGACAAATGTCTTGATTGTTTTCTTCATATTTGTTGTTATTACATGTTAAAGTTAATTTCCTCAGCAGGAACTATTTTGAAAGACTCGACGTTCTCGACGTCCATATCATCGCCATTTACGGTTATAATATTCATTGTTTTGCCGTCGGCGTTTGGGTATATCTCGGATATTATTTCCAGCTGATGTAATAGTCGGCATGGTGTCACCTTTCTCGAACACCAAAAGAAAATAAGGTTTGCTGTTTCCGTTTGCCATGTTATTGTCCTTTCTTTTGTTTCGCCAGCATACGCTTGTACGCCCTACGTTCTGCCCGCGTCATGCCGTCCTTCTTGATTTCGTAGGCTTCTTTATCCATTGTTTCCATAGATTAAAGCTCGTTATGTTCGTTGTATTTCGCGGAGCTTCCGTGAAGAAACCCTATTGTGTAGCCTAACGAACCCACCACAAAGGCGACGTAGGCTACGAGTAATATTATTCCTGTTGTTGTCATAAAGTGCATAATTTCAAATCTTAGTTTTTCAATATCAAATATATACCATATTATAGCACGACGTATTTGTTGGCGTATATTTTATATATCCAGTTACGATAACTATAAGTATAGTTTGTAAGCATGTCTTCTGTGTATTTTGCAAACATGCTAAATCTTTTGGCGATATTGCGCATTTTCTTTACGATACCATAATTCACCGCGAATTTTACTATTTGCATTGATTTAAAGATAGACATACCTATTTTTGCCGCCATGTATTTGTATGAAATACCTCTGTCTATAAATTTTCTGCCATAACCAAAACGATTACAAGTTTTCACCGCTTCCGTATACTCCTTCTTAGAATGTGGGTTGCGCTTCTGCTGAATCATTTGTTCGGCAAAATCTTTTCGGCGCTGTATTTCTACGAGCAATATTGCGACCAAAACATTTTCTAAATTCTTGATTTCTTGTGCATAGGCATTCTTTTTTAAGTTCACGTCAGGTTTAAATTCAACACTCGGCAGGACAACGTTGCGGTGAGCGGTATGACTGTGCAACGATTTGAAAACGAGGTGCTTTTTATCAACGCCCGTTTCTTCAATCAAGCCCATGCTGCGCAAAGTAGCCAATCTTGCCTTTATAGCATTCACGCTTACGCCTGTTATATCATGTAATTTGTTAATATTCCAATTCTTAATGATAGAATTGCGAGAGTGCGCTTTTACAAACAAAGAAAACGCTATCGCCTTTCTTAAATCGGAATTGCGATACATTTGATTTATTATATATCTCTTTACTTTCATGTTTGTAAAAACAAAAGCGACAAGGTTGTGTACTTACCTCGCCGCTTCGTATTTAATGCGTTTATAAAAACGCGCCTAAATCCTTGTTCGACACTTCACGATGTACACGGGTCGTTAAGTGGTGCATTGTAGCAATACTTTTGCCTTTGCACGCCACAAAATTAATAAAACATTCTCAACCTTAATAACTTTCTATTGATTATTTATAATATTTTAAGAGTTTATATTGAAATTCTATTAGTTTTCACTAACTTTGAAGCGATAATTATTAAATTTATTGCTTATGATGTATTCACAAACAGAACAGTACCTTTGGGCTGACCGCATTCTAAATGCCGTTTGTGCGGTTGGCGGCATAACCTTTATGCAACTGGTGTCGGAGATTAAAACGGCGAAAACCAACGAGCTTCGCGGCTTGTACTGTCTTATCACGAGAGATTATAACATTCATCCCGAACGCGCCGCACGGCTTATTTCTCGCACAAGGCAAAATGTTATAAACCAAACACGCAGATACTGGCAGTATATGCAAGCCAAAGACAAAACTATCGTGAGTTTATACAACAAAATCAAGGACTACCTTAAACAATACGACAATGAGAAGGGATTATGATGTAACAATACCAGATATGCTGTTCCCAACGGACAACGAACTGGAGATACCTACACTCGATATTAATATGCAGGCTCGCGAATGTCAAATACCATTCCTCTGCTTTGGCGAGCAGAAGCGCACGTACAACATGAATGGACAAGGAACGCTGCATTTTTATACTGATGACTATCGCTTCACATCGATATACGAACACCCTGAAAAGATATTTAAGCAGCACCGCCCTGCGAATATTGTAGAGCCAAATTTCTCGCTTTACAACGAAACGCCAATATCTTTCGGTATGCAAGCACTTTACAAGAAGCGCTGGATAGCTCGCGCGATGCAATCCCGAGGAATCGGAGTATTTGTCGACCTTAATGTGGCGCAGAAATGGTACCAGCTGAACATGCTTGGTGTTCCGCGCGGCTGGCAGGCTTTTGCAACTCGCGGTTATTCGGACAGGCTAAACAATCTCGCGTTTGAATTGTCAATCGCCAAAGACTGGGCGCTCGGCAAGACCCCTTTGTTTGTGATATACGGCGGTGGCAACGAGTGCCGGCGGTTCGCCCAAGAGAACGGGTGCGTATATATCAACCCTGTCGTTACAACAAAAAAGAAGCTTGAAGCCGTAAAAAAGATACAGGAAGGCGTTGCGTTCTTCAACGAGGAGTTTTCTTTGAAGAAGGAGCTGGAAAAGCTCACACCGTTTACGCATCAGATAGAAGATTATTCTAAGATGAATAAACAAATCGGAGAAAACAAAGAAAGTTTATTCGAGAACGAATAGTATTTGTGTTCATATTAACAAAAGCAGTACCTTTGCTTAAAACATAAGCAATAGGTTAAGTTTAGGGAGGCTGGCTCGTGAGAGTCGGTCTTTTATTATATTTATTATTGTAGTGCACCTGTAAAACATTTAAAAGATATTAAATACCAAATATTCTCTATTAATAATTTTGCTGCTTATTAATAATTTATTAATTTTGTGGCGTTAAAATTAATAGCTTAATAAAAGGAGATACAACAATGTTTGAATTATCACAAAACAAAATCAAATTCGAGCTTACAAAAAGAGAACTCAAAAAGCTCAACACGCTCAAGAATAAGGTATCGAAACTTAACAATGACCTTAGAGAGTATTTTGATACTTGCGGTGAAATGTCGCTGCCCGACATCGAGTGTACCTGTATAGGTTACAGCCCAATAGGTCTTGTAGACACGCAGGACATCAAGGACGAGGATGGCAACGTGTTTGGCTTTCGCGCCTACGTTGATGACCTTGAAACAGCAGTTGTCTATGTTGAGGAGGAAGGCGAGATATTTCTTAGCGGTTGGGAAGAACTCGAGGATGATATTAAATACCAGCGTCGCAGACTCAACAAGGCTTGGAGAATTTTCAAGTCAGAAAATCCCGACGCAGAACTTGAACGCGACGACGAGGAGGATTAATCTACCTTAATCTTACATTAGTATTATTAATAGAACGCTAAGTTTTACTTAGCCCTCAAAAATATCTCAAGAAAAATTTGGCACATTACAAAAGATTTTATAATTTTGTGGTGTCAAATAAATCATAGTGGCGAGGTTGGAAGCTCTGCCGCACAAGCAGGGCATTTTTTATGCTCGCAACTTTCAAGGTATTAAGATACAGGTGTATCGCGCCCTTGCACATATTGTAATGGTATGTGCGTGCCCTTCCACTATGAGGCATTTGACAAAGGGTAGCGGTACACTTTTTTGTTGTATCAACCCAACAATATATTAACGTCAAAAAATCGTAGTGGAAATGAACGACGTAAAAATTTTTAATTCTCCTATGTTTGGAGAACTCCGTGTTACACGGAACGAGAAAGGCGAGTTGCTTTTCTGTCTTAAAGATGTATGCGACTCGCTTGGGTTGCAAGTTGGAGCAACAGTTAAACGTTTGGGAGGAGACATTAATTCAACTAATGTCCCAAAAGGAGAACACAATTACCCCTACATTAGTTCAATTAACGTAGGGGTGGTTACAGGTAAGAAATCAGATGGAACAAATGCAATTCAAACAATAGCAATGTACTTCGTTACCGAGCCAGACCTCTACCGTTGCATCTTTCAATCTCGCAAGCCTACAGCTCGCAAGTTTCAAGATTGGGTATTCAACGAAGTGCTGCCCTCGCTTCGCACAACAGGCGCATACGTTGTGACTAAAGAAGAAGATAATGAGGAGGACATTATTGCCCGTGGCTTGATAGCAGCCAAGGCGGCACTTGCACGACGTGAGCAGCGCATTAAAGAACTTGAATGTGAGAACAGCCAGAACAAACAGGTTATCGAAGTGCAGGGCGAGCGTATAGCCAAGGACGCACCAAAGGTGGAATACTACGACCAGACGCTCAATTCAAAGGACTGCATGACATCAAGTCAAGTGGCTCTCGACCTCGGCATTACAGCACAGGAGTTGCACAACAAGCTCTGTCAAGCAAACATCATCTACAAACAGTCAGGTCAATGGAATTTGCACAAGCCTTACAAAGGTTGGAAATTGCACGATACCAACACCTACACCTTTCCAAGCAGCAATGGTGGCACACATACCAAGGTCTACACTGTTTGGACACAGCGTGGCAGACGCTTCATCATCGCCCTTTTTAACAACAACTTTAACGTGAAGCTCGCTCTTGCTGAGATTAACGGCAACATCATCAAGTAAACCAACATACACAACATCCGTTTAAACAGCACACAACAATGGAAAAGAACACATTAAACAACAATAATGAGAAGTTTACAATCAGTGTCGCAACCAACAACATGCTCGCCTTGCTACGGGATTTCATACAGCTACAAAACAGATTAATTGTTGTTTACGACGGTGAGGCAAACGGTGAGAACGTTATCGAGGCTTCGGCAGAACTCTACCGCTTTATGCAAGATGCTATAACGGCAAATATCTGCGAAACACTCACAGAAACGCAGGTAGCACAGTTGTAAAGAAACTACGCCTTTAAAGGGTACGCACGGCTAAAACGTAGCGTACCCTTTTTGTTTACACAGAAACCGATAAATCCTTATAAACCTTGATAAATCTGCTTAACTTTGCTTTAAATCACCATAAAAGCAGTTTAATATGGCAAAAAAGCAGAATAACACGCTCAATGAACTGGGCATTAAAGAGCGAATAAACCTAAGCTGCCTGGAGCTTAATGAGGGGCAGATTGTAGGCATTCCCAAAAACCCTCGCTACCTTAAAGGCGAAGAACATGACAAGTTAAAGAAGTCGCTCAAAGACTCGCCCGAGCTGTTGCAATACAAGCCGCTTATGGTGTACGCTATCGAGGGCGGCAAGTTTGTCGTTATCTGTGGCAATATGCGCTTGCGTATTTGTCAGGAATTGCACAACGAAGGCGTAGAAGGTTTTGATGCGCTGCCTTGCTTCGTACTTAACAAGGACGTGCCCATTGCCAAAATTAAGGAATATGCCATCAAGGACAACGTACAGGCAGGAAACTGGGACTGGGACGAGCTTGCTAACGGTGATTGGGAAGTAGACGACTTGCAGGATTGGGGCGTTGATTGCTCGTTCTTGACAGAATCTGAAGATGCCGACAATTTAGAAAAAAAAGAAAAAGAAGAAAAGGATTATTCAGATAAAATAATTTCTGAATACAAACTCGAAGTAGATTGCAAAAATGAAGAAACTTTGCAAGCTCTTTACGAAGAACTAACAGGGAGGGAATTAGAATGCCGAATTTTGACATTGTAAGAGAAGTGAAGCCAAAGAAAACGTTCCGTGTTGCAAGTATCATGGGAACATTTGATTTGGAAACTGAAAATATAATAGAACACTTCAAAGGAAATATAGCACTACCGAAAGAATGGTCAGTGGGATTAATCGTTGGCAATAGTGGAACGGGCAAAACAACAATAGCCAAAGAATTGTTCCCAAACGCTTACATTACCAACTTTGAATATACACATGAGACCATACTCGATGATATGCCCAGCAATCGCAGCGTTGAAGAAATTACTAAAGCTTTCAATGCAGTAGGTTTTTCTTCTCCACCATCATGGCTAAAGCCATATCAAGTGCTAAGCAATGGAGAGAAAATGCGTTGTGATTTAGCAAGAGCAATTCTTTCAGATGATGAATTGTTTGTCTTTGACGAGTTCACTTCAGTGGTTGACGGGAATGTTGCAAAAATTGGTTCTTTTGCTATGCAAAAAGCAATCAGAAAACAACCAAACAAAAAAATGATTGCTGTCACGTGCCATTTTGATGTAGAAGACTGGTTGTTGCCTGATTGGGTTTTTAATACTAATGATATGACGTTTCACTTATGTGATGCGCAAAAAAAAATAGACCAGACATCAGACTTGACATCTATGAAGTCAAGAAAAACAAAGATGATGTTTGGAAACTGTTTGCTAAGTATCATTATCTGAGTCATTATCACAATAAGGCAGCACATGTATATGTTTGCTTGGCAAATGGAGATTTGGCAGGATTTTGCTCCGTACTTCCTTTTCCACATCCAAAATTAAAAAATGCGAGGAAAGAACATCGTGTTGTAGTATTGCCAGACTATCAAGGCGTGGGCATAGGAAGGCACATGACAGACGCAATAGCGCAGATGTACAAGGACAATGGATATACATATCTATGTGTTTCAAGTGCTCCGGCATTTATACATTCAAGAAGCAAATCTCCTAAGTGGATAGTGACAAGAAAACTGTCAAGAACAGGAAGGGGCAGTGAAACAGGTAAAATACAAAATTACAAGAATAAGAAATCGACATCATTCAATCGAATGACCGTTTCTTTTAAATACAGAGGATAATAATGGCAAAGAATAGTGGCGGTACGAGAAATTACAGAAATAACCACAAAGCCTTATCAACAAGAAGAAGGGAGTTTGAAGGTCTTATGAGCTCTGGATTTTATGACATTTCGCGTTCTTATTTTGACCCGTCAGGCGGATTTGTCGCCACAAACAAGGGGCACAATAAAGTAAAAGACACAAATAAAGACAAAGAAAATGAAGCCACATTATATCTCGCCAATAAAGGCTACAAAGTATATCTTGACAGCGAACGTGCTACAATAGAGTTTGAGCCCCATAATGACGGACGTATTTATAATATCTCAATGGATATAAAGACCATTAACTTTGCAGGCAAACACACGATTAAAAGACAATTCGAAAAGGCAAGCACTCAGAATGTGAAAGCGGTTGTTTTGTACCAGAATAATCCTTTGGTTGATAAAAACTATGTAAAAAATCAAATCTATGGAGAAAATGGATTTATACAAAAATCACCGAAAAATGCCTTAGAAAAAATTGATTGGATTATAGTTGTAGGCTCTAATGGGCATGTACATAGACATGATATTAGAAATGAAAAAGCAGCAAGATTAAATAGTTAGCGGAGGATATGCCTCCCTAACTCGGATTCATCCGCAATATTATGCCGAAATGGAGCTCCCGCATATCGGGTTACCCCAACAGATAAATCATTGCAAATATAATAATAAATCAAACGGCAAAATAAAATGCACGAATAAAGCAAATAATTATGAGTAAGCCACTACCCATCAGAACAGCCATTGAGCGTGCGCTCAACATAAACATTTCATCATCGCTGCCTGCAAAGGACAAGGTGGCGGTGATGGAGTGTTTACTGACGTTGAGCGCAAATGAAATAAAGCGCATAAACGAGAGTGATAAAGCGACTGCGTTTGTCAGCCTATGCGCTAATATACTCCGTCGTGGCGAACTGATGGAGTATATGCAAATTCTTGAAATGTGCCGTAAAACGGCTTTAAACAGTGATAAACGTGCTTAAATGTACGATAAACACACAATGAAAGGAAGATACAAGGAGAAAGGAAAATAATATGGCACTATCAAAAAATGAAAGTAAGCGTAGAAAACAACTTGCCAATCTTGAAAAGGGCAAGTTTAAAAAAGGCGAAGTAACAAACCCTAAAGGACGACCGCCCAAGCCTAAAACGATGACGGCGTTCATAGCTGAAATGAAAGAAAAAGGCTACGAAGTGCCGACATCACAGACTATAGCCGAGTCATTTCTATACATCGCTACCCTTCCTGAGGACGAGCTTAAGGCTGTTCTCGCTGACAAGACACGTCCTATGATGCAGCGCATTGTTGCTAAGGGTATACTTGACAAGAAGGGTATGGACATACTCGAGCGTGTTGTAGATAGAGCTTACGGCAAAATACAGCGCATCGACCTTACAAGCAAGGGCGAGCAAATTAAGCAGGATCCGTTGCAAATACACGTCATTTCAAACACAGAGGAGTACAACAAGGTTCTTGCGGAGATACAAAAGGAAAAAGAGCGCAAGGAAGCACAACCAGATAAAGAATAAAGCAAAAATAGATGCCGCACGTATTTTTAGCAAAGAATTACATGAGGGTAGATGCTGCCAAGAAAGCAGGATTTACGACCGTATCATTACAAGGAAGCTCGCGCTCCGCGAAAACATGGTCGGTTGTGCAGTTTCTTTGTATCTATTGCTTTAACAACGCCGGAACAACAGTTTCCATAATACGTGCTGGTATGCCCTCAATCAAGCGCACTGTATACCGCGATTTTAAGAACGTGATGCTTTCTTTGGGTTGGTGGAATGACAAGTCAATGAATAAGTCGGAGTATGTATATACTTTCCCTAACGGCTCTTGGATAGAATTTTTCTCTACCGACAACGAGCAGAAAGTGCGCGGTTCAAAGCGTAAAATACTATTCGTGAACGAGGCGAACGAGCTTTCATTTATTGAGTGGCAGCAGCTACAGATGCGTACCACAGAGTTCTCCATACTCGACTATAACCCTTCATTTTCCGAAGAGCATTGGATAAACCAAGTCAACGAGGAAAAGAGCACCTATTGGTTTATCTCAACGTACAAGGACAACCCATTTCTTGAGCAAAAGATTATTGATGAAATCGAAAGCTTAAAGTGGAAAAACCCGAGCCTGTGGCGCATCTACGGACTCGGACAGCGTGCGATTGTCGAAGGACTTATTTTTGAAAACGTTGTTGTTAGTGATTATATTCCAGTTGAAGCTCGCCGTCGCAAATGGTACGGCATCGACTTAGGCTATACCAACGACCCGACGGCGATTGTCATGGTGTGCGTATATGGAAATGACATGTATATAGACGAGGTGTGCTATCGAACCAAAATGCTCTCAGACGACATAATAAAAGCTTGCAAGGATGTGCGAGATGCGCCCGAATTTATCTGCGAGAGTGCCGACCCTCGTCTTATTGATGAGATATACAACGCTGGCGTAGACATAAAGGCTGTGCAAAAGTTTCCTGGCTCAATCAAAGCTGGCATTATGAAGATGCAACAATACAGAATACATATCACTTCGCGCTCGACAAATATATGCAAAGAGTTTAACAACTACACTTGGCGGCAGGACAAGGAAGGCAAATGGCTAAACGAGCCAATAGATTGCTACAACCACGCGATAGATGCTTGTAGATATGTGGTACTGCAAAAGATACTTGGAGCATACAGCAATGGCATGAGCGCAAGCGATATACTTGGAATAATTTAATGGCAATTAAATTCGGTAGCTACCCAGCCGCCATGTTTGGGCAGGGCGTCTATAACAAGACCTTTCAAATCCTTCACGCCGTACTCTTCGCACAGCCAGTCTTCGAGGTCGTCCCAGTGCTGCCAATCTCTTGTCGCGCCCGTCCGTACATCGCGCAGACGGAGCGTTACAAACAGATAGTCGTGTATTATATCTATAATCTCGTGCATGACATCCTTAGCTATATTAATTGCAATAAAACTGCTCTGTTTCATAAACGATATTCTTAAACTCCGCAACCTTGTTGCACTCAACGTTGTTATTGTAATATACGCTGTATTTCTTCATAATATTGACTTCACCGTGATGTCGAGGGCTGTGTAGGTTTTTAATTGCCTATAAATATTTCTGTCATTGATAAACATTCGCCACGGTTGCCTCGGTATAGATGTTGTCTATGCCACCCTTGTTTTTTCAAGTCCTCGAAACATTGATGACCTATAAAAATTTGCTCGTTTTCTTCGGATGTGGCTAAAACACCATTCTCGCAACGTGTTATATTTGCGATAACAAAACGCAAGGTGCGTCCGTCTTTGCTATCTTCAATATACAAGGTCTTACCTTTTAAGAATTTCTCCATAATGCGTTGACTTAACCGTGATGTCGAGAGCTTAGGTGTTTACCAAATTTCCTCTGCTTCAAACTCCACGTTACCATCCCAGTCGAAGGAATCCGTGTTCTCTTCGTCCTCAGGAGAAAGATAATAGTATGCCGTCAGTTTCCAATCGCCAACCTTTACCGGGTCGCCTGAATACTCAGCCTTGCCAATATGTGAAGGAACCTCGTAAGATGGATACATAATTCTACTGGTTGGCTCTGCGTTTGTTTTCATCGCCTTGTTGACGATATCCTCGCCAAACTTATCAATAGCTTCTTTTTTGCTTAACTTCTTCATAATTTTCCGCTTGCCGTGATGCGGTAGGGCTTAATTTGTTAAAATTTATTATTCGCAAGTCTTAAGGCTTCTTTCATTGTGTTGGCGTAAACCGCGAGCTCCTGCGAGTCTTCGTCTTTTGAAACAGCGGCTTTTACAGCCATGCCTTCCGTCTTGCCGTTGAGCAAAGAGTAGTAACTATTCGCTTCTTTTCTGTCAGCGTATGTGTCGTGTACATCGCCGTACTTGTCAACTATTACGTAAAACTGATAAAACTTGTTCATTGTTGTATCTCCTTTTATTAAGTTATTAATTTTAACACCACAAAATCAATAAATTATTAATAGACAACAAAATTTTTCTGTTATAATTTTCCACTTTTTAGACTTTTTAAGGCTTCGCGAATTGTTTACACAGCGTTTAAGCTTTTAGACCGCTAATTGTGTGGGTTTTGTAACTTTGCTAACAAAGTTAGCAAGATATGAGAAAAATTACAGAAATACTTTCAAATAGCGACGCGAACACCGTGCACACGTTGCTAACAGCACGAAAGCTGCCATTCCATCGTAGCTTTGAGGAACTCATGCGCCAGTGGGATCCATACAAGCACGATGTGTTTGACGAGAGCAAGCGTAAGAAGAAGAAAATTAAGGTGCCAACAGGACAAAAAGACCCGATGGACGGAAGTCCTATTTACAAAGATGAATTTGTGGATAGGGTAAGAATCGCCCTACCTACACAGAGAGTGGTTGTAGACCGCATCGTCGGTTTCATGCTTACGAATCCTGTGACATACAGGGCGAACTCGCACGGCGTTGCGCTGAAAAAACTTGACAACAAACAGCAACAGCTATATGATGCTATCATGCACTGCTACCATGACAACAAAATGAAATATTTTGACAAAAAACTTGTGCGTACAGTATCTTCACAGTGCGAGGCGGCAGAGCTGTGGTACATGACGACAGATGAAAACGGAAGGCTGGGCGGCGAAATACGAGTACAGCTACTTTCGCCCCAAAACGGTGACAAGCTTTACCCTCACTTTAATGACCAGCATCGCATGGATGGCTTCGGTCGCGAATACTTAGTGTTTGACGAGCTGGGCACTTCGGAGATGCATTTAGATGTATACACGGATAGATATGTTTACAAATACATTAATAATGGTTCAGGTTGGGTTATATATGAGGTTAGAGCGCACGGCTTTACTAAGATACCAGTAGTATATTACTACCAATATAAGGCAGAATGGGCAGACGTGCAATGGGCTGCGGATAGAGTCGAGGTGTGCATTTCTAACTGGGGCGACACCAACGACTATTTCGGTACACCAAAATACTTCATACAGGGCAGACTTGAAGGTTTCGCAGAAAAAGGAGAGCAAGGTGCAGTCTTCCAAGGTGGAAAAGATACAAGCATGAATGTCCTGTCGTGGGACCACTCGCCCGAGTCTGTAAAGGGAGAGATAGCATATTTGTTTAATATTATATTCTCATTTACCCAAACGCCCGACATTTCATTTGAAAACATGAAAACGCTGGGCAACAATACGAGCGGTGCTGCCATTCGTCTTATGTTCACTGACCCGTTCATAAAAGTTGGCAACAAAACGGAGCTTTACGGTGAGATGTTCACACGTCGAAGCAATATCGTCGCGAACGGCATTTGCAACGCTGGCATATACGTTAAAGGCATTGATGCAAGCGTAGCGGAAAACATAGACTTTGAACCAGTATTCGAACCTTATGTTCCTAAAAACGATGTCGAGCTCTTACAACTTATTACACAGAGCAACGGCGGCAAACCGTCAACTTCGCAGCGTCGTAGCATTGAACTTAACCCCCTTAACGACGATGCAGATAGTGTAGAAAATGAAATGAAAGAGGAGCAGGAAAATGAAATAACACAACAGGCTGCGCTTATGGGTGTTGGCGGCTCAGCGAGCGCATCGCAGTCTGTGATGAATGGAGAATAAGCATGGCAGGAAAACTTACAGCTAAAAAGCGGAAAGAAGATTTAAACAAGCTATTTGCTGAATACAACCGCCGTCTTGGCATGTTGTATAGCGGCTATGTCAAGAAGCTACTTGCTCTTGGCTATAGCGAAGATGTGCTCGAAAGTGACGCTCTTTTTAACTTTGACAACTTTCCTGTGCTCAAAGCTCGACTTAACGAGATATTTAACGACTACTTCCAGAACAGTATGTTATGCTACAAAAGCGGCATAACAAGCGGCGTTTCTTTGGCGTATTCGCACGATAATGACGCATTGGGACAATTCTCCGTGCTAACAGACAAAGCCTTGGAAACCGCAAGAAAAACGGCTGCTGCGACGTTTATAGCCAATAGGCTTAATGCTAAAAACGGATTAAACCTCGCGCAGTCCGTTTGGAACTACTGCCAGCAGACAAAAGCGGAGTTTGAAATGGCGATGTCAAACGTGATAGCCGACGGACTCGAAAAGGGTACGTCCGCAGAAGAGGTGGGCAGAAGAATACGACAGTATTTGAATAACCCCGATATGATGTACCGACGCTATCACACCGTGAAGGTGTTAAAGAACGGGCAAAAGAAAGACGTTGTTACTTGGCGCAGGAAGCGCATCATTGACGGACGTGTACGCTTCGTAGAAGAACCGCTCGAACATGTAGGGCAGGGTGTGTACCGCTCTGCTCGCAAGAACGCTCTGCGTGTAGCACGCACAGAAATAAATGCAGCCTATCACAAGGCGCGAAATGGGCGCTGGGCAAATGAACCTTTTGTTATCGGTAAGCACATACATATTTCTCCGCAGCACGATCCAGATGAAGATGCGGACATCTGCGACGAACTCGAAGGTTACTACCCTAAAGATTTCGACTGGGACGGTTGGCATCCTCAATGTTATGCTGAAGGTACTCAGGTTCTGACTACAAAAGGATGGAAAGAATTTAAAGATGTTACGACTCAAGATATTGTATATTCTTTAAATCCACAGACACGTGAAATAGAAGAGACAAGTATTGTAGGAGTACAAAAATACCCTTACAATGGAGAACTTATACACTTTTTTAACCGTTCGTTGGAATGCCTTGTTACTCCAGAACATCAAATGGTGTATATAAGCAAAAGCGGTGCTCACGAAATAAAAAAATGCAACGCTACGGAATACAAGCCAAATATGGGAGCTTTCTATCGTTCCGCTGTCAATACCGCCAAAGACCGCACGAACATTATGTTTGGCGACAAAAATATACCTTTTGATGTGTATTGTGAATTTATGGGGTATTACCTTGCAGACGGTAGTATGCAACATGACTACGGTATTGTTTTGTCGCAAGGAAAAAGACAGCCTGCTTGGAAACGTATGCAAACTTGTATCAATAAGATGGGGCTTACGCCACACGTTTATAAAAGCACTATTGTTTTATACCACCGTGCTTTTGGTCAAGAGCTTTTAAAATACGGAACTGCACATTATAAATATATACCACAAGAAATTTTAAATGCATCAAAGAGACAAATCCAAATATTTCTTGATGCTTTTATTGTGTGCGACGGGCATATCAAGAAGCCACGTCATTTTATGGGCAACAGAGGTCATGTATGTACTCCAAATCATGGAGAAAGAATGTATTTTACATCTTCTCCTCAAATGGCAGCTGAAATAGGTTTGCTATTGTTAAAAGTAGGACATCGACCGTCATATAGAATAATGTCACCTAAAAATACTGTCAAAAAAGATGGTACAGTTATAAAGCAGCGATATGACTGTTACAGAATAAGTGAATGCGATTCAGCAACCGCCACTGTATTTAACAAGGAGAAAGTTGAATACATCGGCTTTGTGTACGACGTTACACTTGAGAACAATCACATCATGTATATACAGAAAGACGGCAAATGCTTTTGGGGCTCAAACTGCATGTGCACCAGTGACCCTGTAATGATTAGCGGCGAGGAGCGCAAGCAGTTATACAAGCGTATGCTTAACGGTGAAGATATGTCCGGCTACGTTTCGCCGAACAGCATTAAAGACGTGCCCGACCAGTACAAGCGATACATCGAAGCCAACGGCGACAAGATTGTAGACGCATTTAAACGTGGTAAGCTGGCATGGCATTTGGCGAACAATAAAAGTTATTGGCTAAAGTATTTGGACGCAGCACAGCGCAAGCAAATGGGCGTAAAAACAATTTCGCGACGCGAAGCAATACAAGAGATTGCAAAAGCAAGGCATGCGAAGCGAGATGCAGCTAAAATACAGCAAAACTGGAAGAAGCGACGGTTGACGATATACACAGAGCGAATGAATAACAATCTTAAAGGTATACAACTCGAAGGTGCGCTTTTGGACAGATATTACGAAGTTGTGAAAGCTCTTGCATCCCCGAAAACATGGGATGTGGCAAACGTAGAAAGTTTATACAAAAGATTTGTGCAAGAGGTAAATACACACAACGTCAGGACGACAAGGATGGCTTTCGAAGCATATTACAAAGAACACAAGAAAAATATTAAGCAAAGTTCAGTATTGACAAACTTGTGCAAGCGTCTTAAGAAAGCTACCGACCCGAATGAAGTCGCTTCTTTGTATGCAGAGCTTCGTCATAAGTCGCTCGTATACACCCGTTATCAATTACGGCAAACAGGGCTTGTAAAAGGGCTTGCTTTTGATGGCGACGTAAATGACTACATAGTTTCTAAAGCGCGTAGTTTGCGAACCCCTAAAGGCAAGGTTGTAGGCATCCGTGAATACGTATCAGATTTTGTAAAATATACAGACAAAAATGGTATAAGTTATTATTATGAGGTTTTTACAGATGCACCAAATGCGAATTTTAACGCGAGCAGAGCGTCAAGATTTTTGGAAACGTGTCCTTCTTTTATTCAAAATAATCTAAAAGGAATAATGAGTTGCAACAATTCACATCCACTGGATGACTATTTTAAAAAAGCCTACAAAAACTTTTCTGGAGGATACATGTATGCTTCTGACCCTGTAACTGTACACAGTTATCAAGGCTGGACGTATTTTAAAGAGAGTATTTGTCACGAGGTAGGACATCATATCGACAAGAATTTACAAAATGTATCATCAATGACAAAATGGTTGCAAGCCCAAAAAGCAGACGGAAATTTTTATCGTGACTATAGCAAGCAGGCACCTTGTGAAGATTTTGCGGACACAGTTTCGCAATACGTCATAAATAAAGAAAAGTGTCGCAAACAATTTCCACACAGAACTGCTCTGCTTGAAAAACTACTTGCGACACTTTCAAATTAAGAGTACACTTCAAAGATTCGGTTGTTGTTTTTGTCGAATTCGATAATCCTTGTGTGCTTTGCGTTTTTTTCGATGCACGGCTCCATATTCTCATCAAAGAAGTAAGCTGTCATTTTAACACCGCCGTGCGGAGTTTCGCCATAGATAGTAGAAAACGTTGCTTCCATATATGTTGCGTATTTAGTTAATAATATGCAAATATACGTCAAATATTTTGCACGCACAAATAAATAGACTACCTTTGCATCACATTGTTGTATCTCTAACGAGATATTACGTTAAACTCCTTGCCCACTGCCAAATGTATCTCCGTCGGCAGTGGGTTTTATTTTTAAACAGGAGTTAATCATAAAGCGCATTATCCAAATCGTCGTCGCCAACCAGTCCGTCGGTGCCGGTAGTGATGTTGACCTTGTAAGCTTCTATAGTTAGGTTGTAGACGCGACCTTCAAGGCTACCTTCACACGAAACGGCGCTTTTTAAGTTATTCCGAACCTTTACGGTTATCTTTGCTTTATACAGTCCTTTTTTGTCTTCCAGCGTGTAAAGCGTTGCATCGTCGGGGAAAGCTTCGTCGAAATACTTTTGTATGTAAGCCTTTACATCCTCCTTGTTTGCAAAGATACGAAGAATACCATGCCGGATATTTATTACATCCTTTTCGTTGTCCTCCATTTGGTCGTAAGACTCGCCAACGACAACGTAGACGGACGATAATGTAGGTATTTCTTGCGTGCAAGCTGGCGACGATGTCGGTGCTTCTTGTGGTTTTCTAACTGTAGCCATACCGTTATTTTCTAAAGTTTATATAAGCACTCGGGTAACGCATCGAGCGATGCTCGGTAACGGCGTACCCTTGTCGGCGAAACGCTCGTACAACGTTTTCCACCGCTTCGAAAGACGATATGTGCCATTTTTCATCGGGCAAACTACCGACCCAATTTCCTGCACAACAACCTTCGGTTCGCTGTAAAATTTGTACTTCGTTTCTTGTCTCCAGCTTCTCGAGCACCCATGATGCAAGTTCGTTTTCCTGCTGCTCACGGGCATTTGACTTTGGAATTTCTATCATATTATCCTTTGTTTTTGAATTTATAGTTAGGACAATTGTAAGCTTTCATCAAAGCCAGCAGAACAGGAAACATAAGTCCATGCTTACATCCTCTACCGTATTTGTCGGCTGCTTCACACGTTTCGCAGTTGTATCGTGTATTAATGTTTAACGCTGCCATTTACTCTTCCTCCTCGTATTCTTCAGCACTGAAATACTTTTCGTGATCAGTGTTTTCTTTTACCATATTAAGCATACCTCCACCGATGCCGTTATCAATCACAAGGTCGCAGTGTGCAAACTGGTTGCCCAAAAGGTTGTGCGCCACAATGGCTTCGCGCTGCGGCAGCTCATCGTTGTTCCAAGCCTCGCTTATTATCACCGCTGCTTCTCTCGGTATTTGCAACGTAACTTTATTTTTCACTATATTGCCGTTGCAAATAGTTCCAATTTCTACAATTATTGATGCTGTTTCCATATTATATGTGTTTTGAGTGAATGTTTAAACGCGCTTAACGTTTTCGCCCAACGGATTATTAAAAGTTATCATCTTGTACTCAACGTTTGTTCCAACGTGTTTCGTTATTTTAGATAGCTAACACGCTATCCTCACACGACCAAATTAACGACATTGTGAGTACATGTCGGGTTTTTGACCAAAAAGCGGTTCTCCTTCCTCTTAGAGCTGTATCGCTCTCGAATGTTTTTACGGCTTTTCTTTGCTACGGCAATGGTCTTACCTACGTCTTTTTGCGTGTAGTGCTCACGGCTTGTAGTTTTGCGTCTTTACCAAGCTTTGACGGAAGTGTCAGCCCTTCCAGCTGCGTTTAGTGTTCGCTTCACCCTTTCCCCTTTCAGTCCTTTCTTTGTTTGCGAGGCAGGAAACGGCTCAAAGGTAATTGATAACCGAAAATCTATAAGACTGCCTAAGGCTAATGATGTCTTTGTTCCGTGCGTAGGCTTGAACTACTTGTGCGCCATGTCGCAGCACGGACAATGTGGTGTTTGTTATTTTAGTTTGCTAACCAGGTAGCTAATCTCTTTTTCCGAAAGTCCAATGTTATTAGAATGCTTGAACTTGATTATTTCCTCGATTCCTACCTGCTTTTCCGCGTAAGTCATTGCGCCTTCAATATTATTATTAGAGAGCGCACTAATAATGCTACACGCAAAAAGTAACATTTCCTCTTTTGCTTGCTTTTTGTGTGCGTTAAGCTCCTTTTGTAAAACTTCGGCTTTTGCATTGAATTTACATCCACTCTCGATTGCGAAATCAACGCTAATGTTCTCGCACATCTTGTCAATGTCATCGCCGAACATTTGTGCAAAATACGTATCACCTTTGAGTGACTGTAAAATCTGAATCTCTTTTTCTTTTGTCATTGTTGTATATCCTTTTATTAAGTTATTAATTTTAACACCACAAAATTAATAAATTATTGGTAGACAACAAAATTACTAATAGAAAATATTTAGTATTTAATAAATTTTAAACACACCCTTAAAAAATATATAAAATTATAATTATTTCTTTACTGTTGCGCACAAAAAAGAGTATATTTGCAAATATATTAACCCTTTGCTTATGGAACAAATCTACAACATGAGCGCAGAAAATGTGCGCCAGTTCGCATACGAGTACTTGCGATGCGGTGTGACAAGCCGAGCTACACAATGTCTTGAACGTTTAAAATGGTTGGGCAAGCTGCGGCAGCATGAATACCTGCTTCTAAGTACAATATATTCAAACCAATACAAGTTTGAAGCTGCGATGGAGACTATTAAGAGGTACAATATTATTTACATGTAAAAAATTAATTTATGGGAAAAGGAAGTTTTGGTTGCTTAGCAGCCATTGGTGTAGCCATTATTGTTGTTTTGATTATGGCTGTTATCGGTCAAGAGATGAACAACAGAGCGGCAAAAGAAATCGCCAGCAAGCCGCTGTATGAGAGCACGGAGTACGTAGAAGTTTTAGCTGGGAACATGATAAAAGAAAGGCTTAAAGACCCGGATAGTTATCAATTTATCGAGATGAACGAAGCGCTGCCATCTTCGGGAGGAGAAAAGATGTTTGTCGTTACGTATAGAGCAAAAAACGGTTTCGGTGGGTACGATATAGGACGAGCGACGTTTGCTTGCGATAAAGACAACCTGTATATTGTATCAATAGAGTAACAAAATATAAGGCAGGAATAGCGAGGCGCATCACCTCGCTATTTTTGTATCATCTCCAGCAGCTCCTTTGCAATAGCTTTTATGCCGTCATTTAGAAAGTGTCGTGTAAGATACAGCACATTATAACCTTTGTCTTCAACGTGCTTTGCGTAAGACATGCCGGCTACGACAATAATGGTGTAACTCTTAGGCGCTACCACGCCGTCTTTTGAAGCGTATTCTTCCAAGATGTTATCCACTTGCGACTGACCCCCTTTTACCTTGTCGGGTTCAGGGATGCTGCCTACAACCTTATTAACGAGTTTGCCGTCGCAGAATACTGCAAATGAAATCGAGTTCTTTAGATTCGCTGTGCGGTCTTTGTAGCCTTTATTGTCTTTTGAAAAAGTGACAGCTTTCTCGCCAAGCTCTGCCAACATCATATTTAAAACGTTGTCTACAGCTTGCTTTTTCTCCATAAGCCTCTTTTTCAAAGCTTCAACTCCTTTTATCTGTATGTTAACCTTTGCCATACACACAAAGTTAGCGTGTAAGTTTGTAATCTTAAAGAAAAACGGCACCTGTGCATAAACAAAAAGAGGACACGACCGAAGCCCTGCCCTCTCCATCAAAACAATATACTAAAACAAAAAACACTCAAATTTTATTTTTGGCTGTAATGTCGAGCTTTATTGTAAGGTCGGCAACATACGCCCAACGCTCAAGACCTTTGCCATCATACATAGAATAGTCCATTAGCCACCACCTGTATACGCCTGTCTGCGTAGTTCGTCGCACAGCGAGCCGAAAACCGCTGGGCGTTTGCAAAAGACACCACTCTCCTTCTTTAGGTAGCTCTTTCTTTGGGTTATGCCAAATACTGCGCAGATACTGCTCAATGCCTGCGGTGAAAGATGTGCGCAAGTCTTCGCGCGTAAAAACTTCCTTGCCATCGCTTCCACAGAAAAGGTTGAGTGGATATCCTTGCGCCCACGCTTTACATTTATCTGTCAAATCCTTCCGCGTGAGGGTATCAACTTGCGCCGATTCCATTTTCTTTGTTTTTCGCATCAACGTATTCTTTAAGGACACAAGCTCCGTCGCCCAAAAGTATATATTTTTCTTTTTGAGCGTCAGACATCGCTTCGTAGGCGGCGCAGCTTGCTTTTTTTATATTTTTAGGGTCGTACAGCGTTGTAGTAAACTTGTCAAAGGTTTGCTTTATCTTTTTGTTTTCAACGATGTTTTTTTGATAAACAAACCTGTCTTCATGTATGACAAACTTTAGCATTTCTTCAACCTGCTTTATCGCCAGCTCTGGATAAACAGCCATAAAGCATTTCTTTATATCCAGGTGGCGCAGGTATTGTATACGATTGAAAATATGGTCAAACGTGCTTACGGACATGCACACAAGATTTTGTAACACCACAACCGTAGCGCACAACCCTGCGCGAGGAACGCCAAGGTTTTGCAATTTCTCCGCTATTTGGTCGCGCAGCTTCTCGAGTATCGGTATTGTAATATCGTAGAGCTGGTTGGCGTACTCGTTGCAATAATCAGGCTCAGAGTTTTCTTCCACAATCTTAATCGTTTTGCGAAGCGACTTTTGTGTTTCTTTAAAAATCTTTTTAAGCTTAAAGCGAAACAAACCCTTCTTTTGCAGATAGCTTTCCATGTATATAAGCCAGTTGTCCGCTATCAGATATTCTGTATATGAGAACTGGAAAACGGACACTTTCCCTAAGTTAAGCGTTTCTTGAACATACTTTGCGTCTACGCTCTGGTCGGCGAATACACGATGATGATTGCCGAAAGCTTCTATATTAAAACATTTGATTGGACTTTCCATGTTGCTTTGTTGCATTTATAAGATATTGACGATACTCACTAACTGCTTTTGTGAAATAAGGCGACAGATCCAGTCGGTTCACATATTCTTCTATGGAATTTATGTTCGCGCTATTGTCGCCTCGCTCCCAACCATTAGCTGTAAGCACCCAACAGGCGGTTGTGAACGTATCAGATTGCACATTGTTGACCGTGTTGTAGTTTACACGCTTTTCGATTACGATGTTCATCTTTCTGTCATTTGACATAAATTCAAAACCGTTAAGCGTTTTAACAGCAAAGCTTGTATCTCCATTGCTTCTGATAAAAAAATCTTTATTACACATTGCGTATCTACGTTACTGCTATTTTATTTCTATTACTTTTAGCCACCGCTCAATAGCAAGCCTTGCCTGCTCAAAAGAGCGACAGACAATATACTCAAAACCAAGCTTGCTGACTTTGTTCTGAAACTCCTTTTGCTTGTCCGACTGCTGCCCTTTAGTTGTTTTCATTTCCAGAAATAGCACGTTGCGTCGCGCTATTACAACAAGGTCTGCGAAGCCTGCGAGCACTCCCTCGCGCTGCATAATAGCTGCCTCCCTTGCGTTGCGAAAGCCCCCGTTAGGCACGGCAGCGATAATGAACCTCGGGTATTGCATCCGAAACCATTTTACCACAGCTTGCTGTATATTGGATTCGATGTGTCGAGGTTTTCTGCGTGTTGTATTGCAACGCTTTAAAAGTTCGTCAAACTTCATATTTACACCCACTCTTTGTTTTTCGCGTAACTTATCTTACGATAATAAATCTTACAACGTTTATTCTCGTAAGCGCCATTATTTTTTGCGAGAGCATTCCACAAAGCATTGAGCGTCACGCCGATTCTTTTCCCCTGTGCAATAACAAGTTCGGGACAGGTGTTGTACACATAGTTCGTTTTTTTGTTTTTAAACTCGAGCACAACAACGCGCTTGCGAGGATACACTATTTTTCCTTTCATCCCTTAACCTCCTTTTCTATCTGCTGTTGGGACTCACTGATAAGCAAATCAACTATTTTATTGAGCACTTCGCGGTTACAAACGACGTGCGTACCATTTGTCGCACTAAGCTCCATGCGATACACAACCTCTTCGTTTCGCAGTTTTCGATATTGCTCGTTTAATTCTTTCAGTTGCTTTATAGACATCTTTTTGTTTTTTATGCAGGTTCTACCCAATCAGCAGCACCTGCTATTATTATTACTTTAATATCACAAGGTCGGCAACATGAGTGCCAGCTGGAAGCACAAGGCTATCCATGCGTGTTCCATACTGCGTTTGCCTTACGATGCTGACATCTTCGTTGATGTTAATAACTACATATATCTCCGTGTGAGCTTCAACGGACATCGAAACGACGCTGGCTGTTTTAAGACGCTTTCCATCTTCAACAAGCAAACCATTAACCGCATTGTCCTGCGTCGAAACAACCATCGCTACCGTGTTATCTTTAACATACTCCGTTGTCGGCACCAGTACCTTGCCTTTGTGTAGCACAACATCTTCGTTTGATATAAGCGGAATAACTACAGCCCTCAAACGGCTATCTACGTTTACGTTCTCTGTATCGTGCGGCGTGTCAAGTATTGGCATCTCCGCGGACTGCTCTATTTTCTTTGGTCTTCCCATGTTTCTAAAGTTTATTTGTTTTAAAATGGCAAATCATCAACACTACTAACGCCCACCATCGGCGCGTTGCACGCATCGGCTGCGTTGTTCGATACACTCTCAAAAGCCTTCATTCCACCAAGAATGGGCATTGCATCAAGTTCCTCTTTACTCATCTTTTCGCGCACCTCCTTTGGCAACGACTGCTTTACAAGGTGTGTCTGGTCGTACTTTGGCTCGCGCAGCGCAAACGCGCTCAAATCCAAATAAACAGCCTTTGGTGTTCCATCTGCGTTTGCACTTACGAATAAATTGTTATCTTCGATAGGAATAACAAGACATTTCTTTGTCGCAGAGCTTCCTTTGAGGCTTGCAACGCCTGCGTTTTTATACTTCAAGGCGTTAAGTTTAATACCAAAATTTTCTTTTTCCATGTTGTGTGTATTTTATTTTTTCAGTTCTCTTATAAGCGCGTCAGCGTATCTTACAGCTTCCTTGGCGCAAGAATCGAGGTCTTGATACTCAAACATCGCATCATTCTTCTCCCGTGCGTCAAACCCTTCATCCGTATAAAGAGCGCAAAGCATATCTTTCGCAATCTCGTATCTGCGCTGTTCCCAGTTAATCGACCTATGGATGATGTTTGTCGTACCGTTACGCTTTTCTCTTGTTAGCTTTGCTACGCAATCTTTACAACGTCCCTTGTAGGATTTTGAGAAAACAGACAGCGGCAAAGTCTGTCCACATATCTCACATGTTTTTGTTTCCATATCTCCGTGTTTTAAAAATAGCCTTCGGAATAGGGAATCGAACCCTTATCTGCGCCGTGCTTAAGGTTGCATACACGACTACTCATAATCTAACAACTAATAACTTATTATGGCGAAAGCTCGCAACCTACCGACCCAATGCCGGACAGATTATTCCGAAGATAAAAGCCCTACCGCTGTAGGGCTGCCCTAAAAAATAAATCCTATTAAACCTGAAACCGTGCGTCTCACGACGCTATGAAACAAACTGTTTTTATTCTATAATACATGAGTGTTCAAGAAGTCAACCATTGCCAAGTTCTGCGAGAGAATCATCGGTTGATCAAGCGTCGCGGACTTATACATGTCTGTTGCTGCGTTGTAAAAATCCCAAGCCGTAACCTTGCCCTTGTGGTTGTACGCAAGCATCATCTTTTCCGTGATGCGACCTATCTGTGCTTGATTCAGCGGTATTGTAGCGCCGTTACGTATTTCCTTGTGTTTAGTCTCGGAAGCGACGCGTAAGGATGTAAGCATTCCTATGATTGTAAACATCTCCTGCGCACTTATCTCGCGACGCTTCATCTTCTCGATTTTTTCGTCATCCTCAGCGGTGATATTGCGCAGATTGTCAAGCCAAATGCTAACCTTTTCAAGCAGCTCGCTCAAGTCAACGCCCATCGTGCTACCGTCTTTATATGTAGCAGCGTACTGCTCCCGATTCAACATTGTTTGGTTGTGACAGATAACAACGTTTCTTCCAATGCCGACCTGTAAACCTTTTTTGGTGGAATGATATAGCAAGGTTTGTTGTTATAGCTTCGTCACCTTCGCCTTTGTCAAGGTCGTAAAGACGAATGTTGCAATACACGCGGCGCAGGATGTGCGCTTCGATGGCACGTTCACCGAATTTTTCCTCTTTTTGTGGAAGACGACTTACACCTGGTGCTCTACGGTCTTTGTTGTTAGCTGCGAACAAATCCCATATCTCAGCACGATAACCACGTTCGGCGCACATTTCTTGTATCTGCTGTATGAGCTGAAAATGATAGATGCCCATGAGCGGATTGCCGTTGTAGTCGTTTTCCTTTTCCGTGCGTGCGAGCTGTTCAAGTGTCAGTGTCTGAACCTTGCTTATGTCGAAATCGAGGAACTGGCGGTCATTACCGCTTGCAACTTCGAGTTCTGTTGCTGGTTCAGCGACCATGTTGTTAGATGCTGCTACATTCATTGTTGAATACATTGTTGTTTCCATTTTACTTTGTTGTTACGTTAAACTTGTTTCTATAATTAGAGAGTCTCCACGTTTTCCACGTGCAAAAACTCCTCATCCACCTGCGTGTACATCGGGAGCATTGTTTTACCATACAGCCATTTCGGCATGACACATTCGTTTAAATCTTCCGACTCGCTGCTTGGGCTTACGATTATCTTATTTTCAGGAACCCAAACTTTCTGATTTTGCTGTTCTCCGAAAGAGAACATCTGCGCTTTGGGTGTCTTGACATCCATCATTGCCTTAGGGCAACGAAAGCGCACCATTGTTGTCGTTATCTCCATTGTTGTTACTTTATATTGTGTGTTAATAAAATATCCACATTACGATATAAGCTACGGTAAGACATACCCCCATGCTTAACGCCCAATACTTACACTCGTTTATTTCTTCTTCATCCCAATTGCGTGGGTCCATATAGTCCTTCATATTCTTTTTGTTTTGTGGCGCGGCTTTACACCTCGCCTTGTTTCTTTGTTAAAGGGTATATCTGCCAATCTTTTTGCCGTCGACATAATCCTCTTGCCAAACTTCGTTGTAGTCCGAAATGTCGTCAGCAAAGTAGCAGCAGACAGACATCATCGCAAGACCTGCGTCCAAGCGTTCTGTTTCGTAAAACCCACCATCGCTGTGCTTGCCGATGCCTTTAGACTGTGCTTTAGTAATCTTACAAGCCTCTCTGTAGTTGTCAGCTCCGATAAAGCCAACTGATTCATAATCATTGGCTGTATTACCTTTTACATGTTGTTTTAGCGCCACCTCGTAGCGAGGTTTGACTGTGTCGCCTTTCCAATTTTTCATTGTTGTATCTCCTATTATTTAGTTGCTTATTGATTTTAACACCGCAAAATTAATAAATTATTTAATAAGCAGCAAAATTATTGATAGAGAATATTTGGTATTTAATATCTTTTAATATTTAACACTAAGGTTTATATTAAATAATTTATTAATTTTGTGGCGCAATTAAGAGCTACCGTAATGAATTTCCCAATCTAAAAAGAACTGGGTTAAATATATTAGACCTCCTTTCGCTATCATTACGAACTCTTGTAAAAAAAATCGGCGATTGGAGGTTTTTATTTGAATACAATATGATAAAGAACATACGATACAGCATTGTTGATGGTCTTTTCAAGGATAAAGCATCCCTGAAAGCCATTGCCTTGCTGTTGTTTTTTTATCATAGGAGCGGAAGGAATGTTCTTAAGAACTGGTCGGTAAACAAGCTGGCTAATGTAACGGGCGTACATGCGTACACTATTAAGAAGCGCATCGCTACGCTTGTAGATTTGGGTTATGCTAAAGTAGACGGCAGTTCGCTTGTTTTTCTTTCCGTCGTATCAAAGCACAAGGATAGAAACATTAATATATCAGATATATGCTACGACACAATTAAAGATGTAGAAAAATCCCTATACGCAATTCTTTTGTGCATTGTTCAGTCTCGAAAGGATTTCTGTAAACGTACCATTCTACAAGCTCGCACAGCCAAGAAATTTGATGTTATCAAAAAGGCTCGCGCACTTAAAAGGAAGTATGGCTACGGAGATACTTATACAGAGAACGGACTTTCGTACAAAAGGATTGCGCAAAAATTAGGTGTTTCGCTGAAAACAGCGTTCGATTATGTTAAATATGCGGTTGTTAAGAAATTTGTGACGGCGCAAAATCATTTTCACTCCACCTTCATGCCTAAGGTGGGGAGATATCCTGTACCCTGCTTTACCTTCACAACTAACAACTACGCCTACAACGTAACAGCTAACACATATACAATTATAAGTAAATTATTTAATTTAAAAAATCGAGCCACAGCTGTGCTTTAATGCATGGTATATATAGATTATAAAAAATATAGGCTTATGAAAAATTCCACGAAGCTTGAAAAAATAAAGAAATTCCTCGACGAAAACGGAATTGCATACAAATGTCGCAACAGGCATAGAAACGGTCACTGCGACTTGTTTGTAATTGCTGCGAAGGTGTCCGTGAAGATAGAAGGAGCAGACGACGATATATTTTATCGCAGACACAGGAAAGGCTACCACCCTGTCTTCGTACGCTCCTCCGACACGCCTAAGTTTGCAATAGAAAAGGTTGCAAACACAATACGCGAATCAATGATTAACCAACAGACACACTTAATGAAACAGCACCATGTGTAGACGAAGATATTGTGGAGAGTGTCCGATGTTTAGATACGAAGACACTGACGGCATCGGGGAGTGTTTTGTATGCAAAGAGTTAAGGACTTGCGGTCAAAAGTGTAAGATAACCCGTGATAATATTACAGAAAAGCAGGTGCTACGCATATTGCACTACGAGCAAAAATGGCGCAGGGGAACAAAATTGGAAATGCTCTCGCCTGTGCTGATTGGTGTGGCGATAGACGGTGCGATGCGTTTCATCCGCAAAACGTGTAAAAACAAGTCCTGATATGAAAGCTTCAAAAACTTTAGTGCGCAGAATAAGGCAAGACCTTATGTCGAAAACAAGCGACGCAGAGAAGGCAGCGATACGCAACTGCGAGCGACTTGGGTATAAGGTGGTACGGCAGCAGCCTATATTGACGGGGCGCAAGATGTACTTTGCCGACATATATTTGCCGGATTTGAAAACGATAGTTGAAATAGATGGGAACTACCATTACACACAAAACCAAAGGCGCAAAGACAACAACCGCTCCGCAGGAATTTGGCGCATGGGTTATCACGTTGTAAGATTGATCAACCACGAAGCGCGTGATATAAACAAAGTAAAAGCAAAAATAGAACTTATAAAAAGGAGATACAGAAAATGATTTAAATGTATGAAAAGACACGCATACAGAAACAAAGCACCCTACTCCACCCTGCATCCCGACGCAAGACATTGGACTCGCAAGGGCAGTTCTTGGAAACAGAAAGTTGGCTACGACACGGAAGACGAGGCGTGGGAGTTTCTTGAGCAGAACCCGAAAATGAAAGCGATAGGAGCTGTAGTTTATAGCTGTCCTGTCTGTAATAAGTTTCATGTTTCAATACATTGCAAAAATGACAAAAGAAGAAACAAACAAGAACGAGATATGAAACGCCTACGAGCTTGCGCTGTGCGAACTGGAGGAGATATGTGTGACATATAAAGAAAGGAGTAACAATGATTAACAGAAACTCCATTGAAGCAGCAGAAAATGCTCCGGCAGAGGAGAAGTGCGACTGGTATGGGTCGCCTGCGAATATCGAACGGATATTACAAAGAGAGTTCAACAATGAAATGCACTGCGATACGAGTTCGAGCAAAAAGACAATACCGAAGGAAACAAAATATAAATGAGGATAGGACTGATAGACGTGGACGGACGACACGGCAAAAAGAAATGGGGAGCTACGGTATATCCTAACGTGGCTCTCGGCAAGATTGCACGATGGCACACGATGCAGGGCGATGAAGTGGAATGGGCGCAGCCTACCGACCTTTTCGACAGGCATCATTACGACATCCTGTATGCCAGCAAGGTTTTCAACTTCTCGCCCGACATCGACTTTCGGCAGTTCTCCTATGACCGACTGGAGAAGGGTGGCACTGGCTACGACATCTATAAGCGTCTGCCCGACGAGATAGACCGCCTGCAACCGCTATACGAGTTGTTTCCGTGGGTGCCAAAGAGTCATGCTTACGGCAAACTGACCGAGGGCTGTCCCAACAAGTGCTTTTGGTGTGTGGTGCCCAAGAAAGAGGGTTTTATCCGTCCGTATATGGATATAGAGGATATAGCCATCGAGGACAGAACGCATGTTGTACTGATGGACAACAACATTCTTGCAGCGGGCGACTATGCAAAAGAACAGCTTCAGAAGATAATCGAGCTTGGCCTGCATATCGACTTCAATCAGGCGATGGACGCACGGCTGGTTACGCCAGAATATGCAGAACTGTTAGGCAAGGTGAAATGGATAGACTCTCGCATCCGCTTCGGTTGCGACACCACGGCGCAGATTGCGGAATGTGAGCGAGCAATGCAGCTTATCAATGCGGCAGGATTTCGCGGCGAGTATTTCCTATACACCATGATAGGAGGCAAGAACGACTTCCGGGAATGTTATCATCGACTGCATTATTGGTGGGAGCGATTGCAACGCTTTCGCAAAGACCATGAAGGCAGAGCCGTGTATGCCTACGCCCAGCCATACCGCGCCCCGACAAATCCTAATCACGTCATCCCTAAATGGCAGAAGGATATGGCTCAGTGGTGTAACAAGCGAATGATATTCTGCACCACCGACTTCAAGGACTTCATGCCAAGAAAGGGATTCAGGTGTGAGGAGTATTTGAGGAATTACGGAATAAACGCTTCCTTCTAAAGCGATGGTATGCCGAGAGGTTCCAGCAGCTTAAAATAGACTTTGGAGAGGAATCGTAAACAACACACGACGTCATACATTATGAGTAATAGCAATATAAACAGAAAGGATGCTCGCAATGGCTAAGGACTGGAGAGGAAACGGCAAGAAATAACAAACAAAAATAAAATAAAATGGAAAGAGAGAAGATAGTAATAGAACTTTGCGGCGGCAGGATGCCTAAAAAGGCGCACGATGCCGACGCAGCATATGATGTATTTACTAAAGAGGACACATTAATCAAGGACTGGGAGCGCTACGCGATACCGCTCGGTTTTAAAATGCAGCTTCCGAAACACCTTGCGGCAGTGATACAGCCAAGAAGCGGTATGTCCTCGAAAGGTATGTACGCTCAATTACAGCACTGTGATGGATCGAGAGAAGAGACGCGCGTTGACGCTGATGTAAAGCTGGGCTTGATAGACAGCGGCTACACTGGCGAAGTACGAGCTATTTTAAAAACGTGCTGCGTGGAGTACCTTGGCGTTAAGAGTGTCTGCATTCCAGCTGGCACAAAGATAGCACAGATGCGCATTGTGGAAATACCGAACACGGAACTTGTGAGCGGTGTCATCAAGAAAGAAGAAAACGACGACAAAGAAAATGGCGACAAGAAGCGTGGCGACAACGGCTTTAATTCATCAGGAGTAAAATAATATAACATAAATAAGCCGTACAAGGGCGGCTTGCAGGTGCGAATCCTGCTATTGATTTTACTTGTTTTGGTTACAAAAAGCTGTGTTTCGATTTTATCGTAGGCTCGCAAATTAAGAGTGGTGTTTCTTTTTTATGAAAACTTTTTCAATCAACCATGTACTTAATCACTGGGGAGCTTGCATGGCTTTAATGCGTGTTGTAGTCGTGAGGATTATGACGCGCATTTTTTTGTATCCGAAAGCTTAAAACTAAAAAATACATTAAATATTAAAGATTTTCTATTATTTATTTTGCTGTTCACTAATAAATTATTAATTTTGTGGCGTTAAAATTAATAACAAATAGGAGATACAACAATGAACAACTATTAGAACTTTTATCCCATCCGACAGCGTTGCAAGCTTCAAAAAGTTTGCAAACAAGACAAAGAAGAACGTAGAAGGCTTTTCTTACACCATTGGCGAGCCTTACATGAAGGTGTTTTTACACCCGGTTAAAGAGGAGGATGGTATGCGAGGCAGGGCGGTGAAAGCTTTTCACGAAGTGTGCGACCTCACAATCAATATGCCCGAAGAAAACAACTGGAAGCTTGTATGTACTTTTAAAGACGGCTCTTTTACGCCCGTTGACTCGTCCAAAGAGCTTGTGTTTAAAATTCCTGCCCACGGACACGATTACGACAAGTGCGACGTTTGCGGACATTGGTGCAAAAATTCTTACGTGATAGAAAACATTGTAACGGGTGATGAATTACAAGTAGGTTGTGAGTGTGTAAAGAAGTTTGGCATCAAGAGTTTTGACTATCTCTCAAAGTTTACGAGCGAGTTGCACAAGCTTTACGATTACAGCCTGTCTTACTCAACAGACGAGGATGACGATGAGTTAAAAATGTGGGGCGGCAACCCGAATGCTATCTACAAAAACGCTTTCAAGAAAGCTGATTTGATAATGTCAGCGAAGGCGGTATATGACAAGTGTCCAATTTATAAAAAGGCTTATCGCCAGGGCAACACACACTACCCTTCACCGACGCTCGTCGACATTGAAGCAACACTTTGCGGAGAGAACTTCGACAGCAACAGCGAATATGTTGAAAAGGTGTGCGCATACGCATTGAGCAAGCCGGTTGACGGCGAGTTCGCCGAAAATACACATAGACTTGCAAGCGACTATTACGCCTATTTAGACGAGTCGGTTTATGCTTTCTTTATGGTTAAAAACTACGAAGATAGCTTAAAGGTGAGCGCCAAACTTGAAGCAGGAACAGCAGTTAAAGTTGACGGCAAGGTAATACAGACGCGCACTGAGGAGTCTTTCTATGGTGTTATGACAATAAATACAATACTTACCGACAACGGCACGGAGTGCGAGCGAGTAGGTGTTATCCCGACAACAGAAATAGACGGCGTAAAGCGCACGTCTTTCTACTCCTCGATAAAGGGAATGTACCGTGGAAGGGTATGTCTTGAAAGAGCCACGAAGAACCCTAAAAAGGGCGTTGTTTATACAGCTTTATAGCCAAATGCTGCCGTCACAGGTGAACATACAAACTGCGGCGGTACGCATTAAATAATATTATTAATTCATTTAGTTTATCCAGTAAATATTAATAAAAACATTAAATTTCCATTTAATTTGGAAAATAACCGAGAAAATATTTTGTGCTTCACAGAAGAAAATATAATTTTGTGGCGTTCAATAAAATATCAGTGGTGAGGTTAGAAGCTCTACCACAAAAAGGTGGAGTATTTTTTATGCTCGCTTCTTAACGGATTACGATATACGTGTATCGCTTCCCTTGCTTACATTGTAATGGTGTAGGCGTGCTTTCACTGATAGGCATTGAACAAAGGGTAAGGCGGTACACTTTCTTTGTTGTATCAACCCGACAAGTTTTTAACGTTCAAAAATATCAGCGCAATGGACGAAATCAAAATTTTGCACAAATCTACTTTCCTTGGAAAGGAAATAGATGTATGGGGAACTTTTGAAAACCCATTATTTAGGGCGAGTGATGTAGCAGATTGGCTACACAACACAAATGTTTCTAACATGGTTAAAAAAGTTGACGAAGACGAAGTGACTAAGTTTAACTTAGGCAGTCGTCAGGGTGAAACTCTTTTTCTTACAGAGAATGGTCTTTATGAGATTCTTATGTTATCTCGCAAGAAGGAAGCCAAGCAATTCAAGAAAGGTGTAAAGAAAATCCTTCACGAAATCCGAACAAAAGGCGGCTACATCGCTTCAACCGACGCAGACACACCCGAGGACATCATGGCTCGCGCTGTACTTGTGGCGCAGCAAACACTCGCACGCCGCGAGGAGCGCATCAAAGAACTCGAAGAACAAAGTCGGCGGCAGGAAATCGCCATCGAACAAAAGGACGCACAAATTGATGCGTAAGACAAGCAGATTAAAATCGCGGCACCTAAAGCAGACTACTACGACAAAACTCTTGCGTCTACAAGTTGCATGACAACAACGCAGGTGGCTGACGATTTGCACACTACCGCTCATGCTCTCAATCGCAAGCTACAAGAAATAGGTATAATCTACTCGCAGTCTGGTCAGTGGCATCTAAAGATGCCGTACAAGAAATGGAACCTGGTAGGCACACGCACCTACAGCTACCAATCAAGCAACGGCGAGGTGGTAACGAAAGTAACCCTTGTATGGAATCAGCGTGGCAAGCGTTTTATTCTCGCGCTTTACAATAACAATTTTGACGTAAAGCAAGCTATCGCAGAGATAAAAGGTGACATATCAAACAAGTAACACAACCAAAAAAAATAGAGTAGATTATGAACAACAATAAATCAAACGAAAACGAAACAACCTACAAGGTAAGCAAAACCACAGCCGATATGCTCAACATCCTACGCGAGTTTGTAAGTTGGCAGGATAAGGCTATAAGTCTGTTTGAAGGCAGAGAACATGGCGACGAAGTTATAGAAGCAACGGTCGCGACATTTGACAGTATAAAAGGAGCTATCGCCGCCAACGTTGAGCAGAACCTTTGCAACTTGCAAAGTGGCAGGATTTAAACCAAGACAAACATTAAGCACGGAGTACATCGCATTAAGTTACGGTGTGCTCCGTTTCATTTTGCTTGTAATGCATCATTTTCGCAGCCTGTATAAAGTTATAAGCACGTACAAAAACAACCCAGCAAACCAAAGAAAAACGCCTAAATATAAAATTGTTTACACAGCCATTGGTATTAATTTTAGATGCACGCGCATAAAATGTAATTTTGTGTTAGATAAAATTTTCCATTAACGTAAACAGAATAAAGTATGACAATTAAAGAGAAAGTGCTTGCTTCTTGCAAAACGTCGTTCGCGAAGTACGGTTTGAAGAAGGATGAACTTGCAAAGCTGGTAGACCAGATTGTCGCAGGTCGTGGTTTAACAGATGAGTCAACAGACGAGGACGTTACTAAAGCTATTACAGCCGTGGAGCCGTATGTTGGTATGATGCAAGCGGCGTTCAATCGAGCCGTGAGCGAAACAACGAAGAAGTACGAAGGCTGGGTAGACCCAAAGGCTACTCCGACACCTCCGACAAACCCACCGACTCCTCCAGTTCCGCCAACAACAGAAACTCCGCTTACAGCCGAAGCTGTGGCAAAGATGATTGCCGAAGTAAAGAACGACCAGCAGAAGGCTGTAAACGAGGCTGTCGCAGCCGCTCTCGCTCCGTACAAAGAGCGCGAGGAACGTGCAAGACTCGCAGCGTTGCTGCAAAGTAATGAGAAGCTAAAGAACGTGCCCGAAGTATTCCGTTCACGCTATCAACTCGACAAAGAGGAAAATCTCGACAGCGTTGTGGAGCAGATTAACAATGATTTCACAACAATGAAACAAGCGCTTGTCGCAGACGGAACGTTTGTTTCTGCGCCGACAACAAGTACTCCGCAGTCTGAGCAGGATGATTTTATCAAGCGCATGGAAGGCTTCGCGCAGCGTAACGCTCCCAAGCCTGAGGGCGCATCGTAATCTCAATATATAGCAACAACTAAAATTTTTAATTATGGCTTATAAAGGAATGTTTTTCAAGAAGGTAAAGCCGACAAGTATCAAGGAGGCTTCTTGGTGGGAGGAAATGTGTGTCCGCAGACAGGGCGGTTATGACCTCGACCAGAGTAATCTTCCAGCTGGCTTGAAATGGCTTCCTAAGGGCGCTGTTGTAAAGCTTGACACTAGAGGCAAGGCAGTTGTTATTAAGTCGGCAAAGGTAACGGAAAAGGCGCTAAGCTCGGATAAGACCGTCAAGCTCTCAGCAGGCTCTCTTTACAAGGAAGGCGACACAATCGGCGGCAAGGAGATTGCTTCTATTGTAAGAGCAGAAAGTGGCGACACGGTAACTCTTGCAACTGAACTTGATACAGAGCTCGCAGCTGGTACCATTGTTACTGACTACGACAAGAGCAAGGATATTCTTCTCGGCTTCGCATACGCAACAAAGGAGCTTGACCCCGATGCTGCGCAGGTCGTAGAGCCGACTCTGCGTGTGATGGAGGTCGAGGAAGACTCTCTGCCCTACCCGATTAACAGCGACATCAAGGAAGGTTTGAACGCAAACGGCATCGCTTTGTTCAAGATTCAGTAAGTATTAACACAGGATAACTTTAAAAATATAGAAAAGGTATGAATAGTATATTGAAGCAGCTATTAGACCCTAAGTCTTTTCAGACCTATATTGACGAGAACATGAAGACCTCGACATACAATGCTCTGTGGAAGAACGAGATTAAGCAGGTAGACTATTGCGCAGCCAAGGTCTATCAGGCTAACCTTGCTGAGTACACGGCTGCAATGGTAGGTTCTGTTATCGCCAAAAACGCTGAAAGACCTGTTCACCACATGCCCGACTTTGGTCAGCTCACAGGTTCGGTTGGTCGCTACGGTGACGAGTGGGAACTCGACAACGACTATCTCGACCAGATGCATCAGCTCGAGGGTCGCTATCGTGATGTTCAGGGTCGCAACTATACGCAGGCGCAGCTTAATGCGCAGTACGACAAGCTTATTGAGTTCTCTTTCCGTCCGTTCGAGCGTGCGGTCATTGCTCCGCACAAGCGTCTTGATATGCTTTATTTCGAAGGTCTTTACCTGGGCACACAGACCGTATCTCGCACAAACAACGCTAAGGCAAACGTGTCTTACACCTTTGACCTCGGCATTAAACAGCTCACCGTCACAGCATCATGGGGTGAGGAAAATGCAACTCCGTTTGCGGACATCAAGAAGCTTAAGGACGAGGCAAAGGCGCACGGTCGCAAGATTCTCAAGCTCCGTATGTCTGAAAACACATTCTACAAGATGTGCAAGGCTAAGGAGATAAAGGACACCTTTAAGCTCAACCTTGGCACGGTACAGCTCAATCCAGCGGTTCCGATGCTCACAACTGAACAGGTAAACACTTATCTGCGTTCTATTTTGCTCCCGACAATTCAGATTGACGAAGACCAGTTTGTGACCCTCGCCGATGGCACCACACACAACCTTATTGCGGATGACCGCGTGGTTGCTCAGTGCGCTGAAAGTGTGGCTATTATGAAGATTTCGGACGCACTGGAGCTGGCAGACCCGATTCCAGGCGTTTCTTACTCTTCGCACGACGACAACCTCGTTGGTTACTGGCGCGACAAGACTGGCTATCATATCAACTATGATATGTGGGCGCAGCCTGTGTTCAACGGTCTCAACGACCTCTATATACTCAAGACTACGGCACAATCGTAGCCTTGGGGTAAAATTTAAAAGATGTAGTAGTAGTTATAGTTGTAGTATTAAGACAAGGTAGCATGACAATCTCGGAAGCCATCGCAAGCGAAATTCAGCCTTTCTCAACGTCGGACGAGGCGCTGGAGAAGATGTTTATCGACGCTGCGGATAAATTCGGAGCCTCGGAAAGCGTCGATGACGCATACAGTGTGGCTGTAAAGAAGCCTGTAGCGTATGCTGCAATGCGCATACTTTACAAAATGCGTACACTTTCAAGCGAGAATGTGGGCGGCATATCGCAAAGCTACAAGAACGATGACGAGCTGATTGACGATATGATAAAATCTATTGCCAAGGACGCAGGATTGAGTGCTGACCTTGTTCTTAATACAGACTCTGATGGCTATTGGTTGCAAAGCGTAAAGGTTTGGTAAGGAGGGTGGATGTATGAACTTCGAGGATAAACTGCAAGTACAACTCAAAATATACGACGTTGGGTATGTTCAAATAGGCGGCGTGTTCTACGATATGAAAGATAGTGGAGAGCCGGATTTCGATGTTAAAAACGAAAATGCTGGCAGTGGCTACGACGCGCAGGGCAATCCGATTGAAGCAACGGCAACACGCTTTCTTGATTTTGGCAAATGCTTAATCTTTCCGAATACAAAAGCAAGCCTTATTACGTTGAACGACGGCAGTAAATATCAATATGCCTACGAGGTGATAGCACCGCTTTCAAAGCAGAAATACAAGATGCTACCAGCAGAAGGCGACAATGTAAAAATAACAAAAAAAGACGGCACAATCGAGAAGGAGATGGAAGTTAAAGGGTTTGTTACCCTTAAACGACGGTATTTAAAATTGTGGCTATAAAACGCAAGGTATGATAATAGGTGACGACGCTGTAAGCGCGATGTACGAATACATTTGCAATAATCTGTCGAAGATAGGAGTGAAAAAAGGAAACGTTTTTAAATACAAACGACCTAAAAAGCTTGATTCTGACAGTTATATTGTTATTAATCATTTGCCGTTTGTGCACGAAAGTGAGATAGAAAACGGCATGATTAACGTAAACGTACATGTGCGAAGAACAGCCTCTGACGAACCGAATACAAAAAAACTCACAACGCAAGCAAAAGCAATTCTTGCATTGTTCGAGAATAGCACATACCTTGACGGCGCATATTTTGATAGTTATTCCGACTCGCTGCCTACAGAAGACGACGATAATACATACTATATCAATCTGAAATTCAAAGTAACGTATAACAATTTAAAGAACTAAAATATGGCAAAGACAGGCAAAGACGGTGTGTATGGCATTGACGAGTTTGCAATCGCCACCCCTGCGGAAAATGGAGCTTATCCTACCAGTTTTCCGTTTAAATTTAAGGCTATTGTACAGGGCTCCTTGAGCTTTAACGACAACGCGGCATCTACAACAGACGTCGAAATTGAGGACTCAGAAGACCCGTACGCAGTATTAACCTCTTCGGCTGCAACCAAAGGTTTTACGGTACAGACATACGATATGTCGCCTGAAACGTATAAAGAGCTCCTTGGTTTTACCAATGACCAAAAGTGGAACAACGAGCAGCCAATGGAAAAGCAGGTGTTTAAGGCTGTACAGATTAAGACAAAGGTACTCGATGACATCCCTGCAAAGGTGTTTCAATGGGCAAAAATGAAGCTTACTGTCACTCGCAGTGGCTCTATTGGCAAGACAGGTCTTCCAAATCTTAACATTGAGTTCCGTCAGATGGCAGTAATGAATGCAAGTGGTGAGAAGGTTTCAGGTCATCGATGGGCATACCTCAATGATGTAAAGACAGACATCGATGAAAATTCTTAGGTAATCGCAAGGTTATATAATTTCAAATCGTTAATTAGCGGCGAGGCAAGGAGAAATTCTGAGCCGCGCCGCCTTTATTTTAAGCATACAACTATATGAAAACATCAGAGAAAAAACATGTAGCGGAAACGCTCATGGAAAAGTCAACAAAGATAAAGGTCGGCAGGTTTAGTTTCGAGGTTAAACCTTTGACATTTATGCAGATTTATGAAATGGCTGCCGTTGCAAACGACATTAAAAAGCCAAGCTGGAAGCATGGTGACAAAATAAATGTGTTGCAAGAAACTATCGCACACGGCAACGATGCTCGCCTTATGTGTGAAATATTTGTTATTTGTGCGTTTAGAAAAACATGGAAGCGCCGCCTTTGGAGGCGGTATATAACCAAGCGCCTTAATGTCAATGCTTTCAATGACCTTATCCAGTTTATAAGTCACTCTTTTAACGTAAATTTTTTCTTGACCTCTATCACTTTCCTCTCCCAAACAATAGCAATGACCGAGCCGACAACGACTCGCCATGGGCAATCATCGGAGGAGTAATGAAGTATTTTCGTATGAGTTACGAGGAGGTCGTATTTAATCGCTCATACATTAATGTCATTCTTCTTAACCGCTCAATACCTTCATGGGATAACCCGGACAAAAAAGAAGATGAAGGTAGCGACAAAGAGAAAAAGGAAGAAATAGGCACTTGCAAATCAATAAATAAATCAATACACGCATCAGACTTCTTTATGGATATGATGTGATAACACAATATACATTATGGCAGAAGAGATACTTGGTATTAGTGGGCAGATGGATATTTCTGATATTCAGTCTTCGCTCGACAAGCTTTGCGATAGCTTAACCCGTGTTGGAGTCGACACTGACGCCTTATCGTCGAGAATGACAAAAGCCCTAAATGACATTGCTAAATCTGATGACGATTTGGCAACCAAAACGCAGCAAGCTATGCAGACTCTTAAATCTGCTATGGATGAAGCGTCTAAAGGTATACAGAATGTGCCCGACATGATAGACAACGCAAACAAACGCGTAGAAACTATTGAAGGGACAATATCGAAGCTTAATGAAAAATTAGCTGAAACAGGAAAAGGAACGGGCGCCTTCGATGCGCTAACAAAGCAGCTTGAAGCACAAAAACAATCTTTACAACTTGCAAAAAAGGACGTCGTTGAGCTGTCAAATTCGTATAACACAGTTAAAAACTCCATATCAGAAGTAAGTGGAGCCTACCAAGCATTAGGCGCATTGTCTACGGCAACCACAGGGGCGAACAGTGCTCAGTCGGTAGCAAATGCTGCTGTGGTCGCAAGTGCATCTACGGCAGCAGCGGCAGTGGCAGCGGAAGCTGGAGCTAACACCGCATCTACGGCTGCGGCTATTGCAAATACGGCAGCGAAAGGAGAAAATGCACAAGCAACGCAACAGTTAACAGAGTCTTTGCGTGAATATATGTCCGTGGCGGCAGGACGAGCCGACATAGAGAGAATGCAAAGCGAAAGCGCAAAAGAACTCAACTCTGATATAAGGCTGTATGAGAACGCGATAAAAGATATACAAGAAGCTCTTAATTCAACCGATTTTAGCAAAAATATTGAAGAAGCAACTGCTAAAATTGAAAAACAGAAAGCGAAAATTGAGGAGTACAAGCAGGCTCTTGCTAATCTAAGTCCAGAAGAAAGCGCAAATGGAGGCGCACTTTATTATAATCGTCGCATCGACGAAGCGCAGCAAAAAGTGTCGCAACTCCAAAAACAAGTAAACGACTGGGGACAAGAGCAGAATCGTTTAAATGAAAACTTAAAAGAATATAACGCACAGCTTGAAGCTGCTAAACGCATCCAAAAGGGAGATAACTTAACTGGTTCATTTAAAGATGCTGCCGAAAATGCGAAGAAAACTGCAGAAGAAACTCAAAACATTGGCAAAGAAGCAGAAAAATCTTCGTCAAAAGTCAAAGGTATTTTTGGGGAACTTAAAAGCTCATTTAGCGGCTTGATGAAGGGCGATTTCTCAGGCTTGCTTAAATTCGTTGAAAAGATTGGAGTTTGGGGCGCTGGTATTGCAGCTGTAGGAAAAGGCTTATTTGAAGCGTCTAAAGCAGCGGAAGAGTTTCGTGTAGCCTTACAGCCCTTAGACCATTACATGGATGCCGACAAAATAAAAGATGTCCGTCAGAATATCTTAGCATTGTCGCCGACAACAACGAAATCGTGCGCTGATATGGCAAACGCTGCTTTGCAGTTTGTAAAGGTATGGGATGGGCTTAAAGATGCGCCTGGTGCTCTTACTCAAATGATAAAGAGTGCGAATGAATACGGAGCATTAACTGGGAAAACCTCCGAAGAAGGTGCGAAAGCTATTTCTAAAATGGCTTCTGAATACCACATGACGGCACAGGAGGCTTCGGAAATGAGCAATATCATAGCGTCTGCGTCAAAACATTCAGTAAGTTCATTTGGGGAAATGTCCGACGCTATCGCTTCCGCCGGTTCAACAGCGTCACTGTACGGCATTGGCTTTAAAGAAACGGCTACACTAATTGGCTATTCGAGTGGACAGTTCGGCGACGCAAACAAAGCAGCATCCAAATTTTCAATGCTGCTTATGAGCATGTCTAAACTGCAAGACAAGTACAACCCGTCAGTAGTTGGCATGGTTACAGCTCTGAAAAACCTTAAAGATGCTTATGATAAAGGTGAAAATGTTGCGTCTAAATTCACGGCTCGCAACAGATCCGTGGCGATGTATTTTATTAAAAATGCGGATGCGATTGAACAATACGGGAAAAAACTGGAAGATGCTCATGTGAAAAGCGAACTCCTTAGCGACTTAAGCTCTCGCGTCTCCTCTAGTTTAGAGGCTTTAAAAAATGAATGGAATGGTTTTTTAACAGGTCTGAATGCCAATCTTGCGCCCATACTCATAAAAATTCTGAAATTTTTTAGAACAATCACGGGCGGAGCACAGGAGACTGCTGATGTGTTACATTATCTAAAAGTCATGGATAATGAAAAAGGTCGGTCTAAGGCATCCTACAGTATAGCTGGTACAGGCGGTTTTAATGTCAACCTCGCAGGAAACACAATTGCAGAAGAGGCGGATGTCGATTTGTACAAAAAACAAAGAGACGCACTACAAAAAATCTATAACAAAGCCGCTGTAACGGCTCGCAACAAATATAAGCCAAACTCAAAAAAGGGCTACCAAGGTATTAGTGCCGAAGGTATGTTTAACGCAGGTATGAATGCCGTTAAAAATGCTATAGAAAACAGCCCACAAAATTACTCCCAATTTAAAAAAAGTCGCATCTATAACTATTTTTACAAAGAGAACAAAAAAAACACTCTCGCGTTAAATCAAAAATCAAACAATACAAATGCTGATTTAGGCGGCGGTTTCGGCGGCGACGACAAAGGCGAAGAAGCACGCAAATATCGCGACCAGCAAGCAGAGCTTCAGGCTAAAGAAGAAGCACGCAAGCGCAAGGAGAGATGGGATTTGTATGTTGCGGAAGAAGAAAATGGTATAGCAAAAGAAAAGGATGTTGCTGAAAAGGAGCGCCGTCAAAGAGCGCTTGATTTTGAAAAAAAGATGCATCAGCTTGACGAAGAAGCAGAGCAACTTAAGCAGAAAAATATCGACACGGCGAAGGCTAATTATGAGAAAGACCCAGCGAACAAGAAAAAAGAAGATTTTTACGCATTAGGGCTCGACAAGAAAGTTAGTCTTACAAGCGAGCAGCAGAAGTATATACAGACTAAAAAGGACACGCTCCTTGCTGAAAACGCCGAAAGCGAACGAAAGTACCTAAGAGAACAGTTGCAGTATTACTATGACTATCTTAAAGAGTTTGGTTCTATTCAGGAACAGAAGTACGCTATTGCAAAGGAATACGACGGAAAGATAGCTAAAGCAACATCGTCAAATCAACGAAAACTTCTCGAGGAGCAGAAAAAATCAAGTCTTGCAAACGTTGAGCTGGAGGCGGTAAAGCAAAACATCGACTGGGGAAGCGTTTTCGGTGACTTCGGAACGATGTTTAAAGACCAGCTGGAGCCCACAATCAAATCGCTCAAGCAGCTCGCCAGCAAAACAGAAAATGTCGACGAAAAGAAAACGATATGGGAGCTTGTAAGTAAGCTGCAAAAAACTGGCACGCTGTGGGATAGCGATATTTTCGTGACTATATCAGATGACTTAAAGACATACCAAGAAGCTATGCGTAGCTATGCTGAAGCTCAAAAAAAGGAGCAAAAGATAGCAGAAGAACTCACGGAAGCCGAGGAACGTTTGAAAAACGCCCAAAAAAGCGGCAGCGAAAAAGATATTCTTGACGCATCAGCAACTGTTGACAAGTTAAAGAATCAAATGTCAGAAGCAGCTGACGCTACAAAAGGGAACAAAGATGCCGTCGTTAAGGCAACGGCCGACTTGCAAACATCTTCTCAGCGAGCTATTAATCAATTCCAGCAACTTGAAAGCTGTTTGTCCGGTCTTACAAGTGGAACATTAAAAGGAATTGGCGATGCTCTTATGGGGCTTGATAAGCTGTTTGGGGGTAAAGCTACGGACAAGGCTGCGAACAGTCTGGTTAAAATGACGACAGAGCTTTTTGGCAGCAACAGCAAGGTGTCTCAAACACTTACAAAGGTACTTGGCGAAAGTGGCCTGGCTGGCGAAATAGTATCTTCTGCTCTTGGCATTTTAGATATACTTAAAGATGGTGTGGAAAATTTAGTGTCAAGTCTTATAGACACGATATTAGGAGCTGTAAACGGCTTGATAAAAACCGCACTATCTCCAAAGACGGTTACAGGCACACTGAAAAGCGTGTTTGAAGGAGTGACAAGCATCTTTGACACGCTTTCCTTTGGCACAATAAGCAAAGTTTTCGGCGACAACAGTGCTAAGATGGAAAGCAAAATTGACAAGCTAAACACAAGCAATGAGGCTTTGAAGATGTCAATTGACAATTTGAGCGATAAGATAGAGAAGTCGAATTCGCTCTCCGAAATTCTAAATGCGCAAAACAAAAAGGAAAAGCAGACAAAGGAGCTTGAACAGAACACATCTAGGCAGATGATTTACGAAACGTGGAAGCACGGCGCATTTCGTTCAAACCTTGCTGCATCCGTTGAGGACAACAAAGGGTGGAAAGACGCGATGAAGCAGGTTTCTGCTATTCTGGGCAAAAAAGTTGTGACGAGCCGCGACTTTCTATCTTTGAGCGCAGAGGAGATGCAAAGAATTATCGACAGTGACAACGGAGCGGAACTCTGGGCGCAGATTCTTAACGAGTACAACAAAGAAGGTGGCAAGGGCGGTCGTTCAGACAAACTGAGCGACATGCTGAATCAATATGTCAACGACTTCGGCAATGTTGCACAAGATATGGCTGACGAGTTAAAGGAAAAGCTTAACGGCATTTCTTTTGACAACATGAAGGATAGCTTTATAAGCGCGTTGATGGATATGGATAAGAACGCCGAGGACTTTGCTTCCGACTTCTCTAAGATAATGCAACAGGCATTGCTTAATCTTAGCGTTGATGAGCTAATCAACGGCAGTGAAAACAACCCAAACGGCGACAGTTTAAAAAAGCTGTATGACGACATGGCAGAAGCTATGAAAGATGGAACGTACAAGTCAAGAGCCGAAGAATTTGCACAAAGACAGCAGAAACTTCTCGAGCAAGGCATGAAAATGCGCGACGAGCTGGCTCAGTTTACTGGCTATGGAGAGCAATCTTCCCAGTCGGCGACCGGAAAGGCTATCGAGGCTATAACAGCCGACCAAGCAAGCACACTGATTGGCATTGGCTATGCTTTACAAAGCGCCGTCGAGCAAGGTAATGCTACACGCGAAAATATACACTCTAATGTTGAAGTGATTTGTAGCTATCAAATGCTGATGTCAGACAACATATCCGAAATACGAGATATGCAATATCAAGGCTTGAATCAGTTGCAACAGATTGCAAAAAATACCGAGCCTATCACGGGTATAAACGAAAACATCGCGAACATGTACAAGTTAATGAAGGAGAGAATTTAACATGAAAAATCAAGCATTTATAAAGCTTTTGGGCGAAGACGACACGAAATATGTTGACCTTAATGAGTTTGGCGTTACCCTCATACGAGGGTGGCGCGAAGCTCTGCTTACTCCAGCACCCGTAAAAAGCTACGTAAGCAATGACAGTCGGCTTGAGCACGGTATCTCAATGGTTGCAACAGCGGACTGCGCCAAGGTAAATCAAAGAGAGATAAATTTGCCTATGTTTTTGGAGGGCGAGACAGAGGATGATTATCTTGATAAGCTGGAAAAGCTCTTTGATAAGATAGCTTACAGCGGAGAGATTTGTATGAAAGTCCCTGTCTTAAAGCGTGTTTTCAAATTTGTTTATTCACAGTGCACAAAATTTGGAGATTACGGACTGAAAAAAGGTAATTTTACATTGAAGCTCATAGAGCCTAACCCGAAAGACCGACTAAAAATATGATTAATATATATAACCCCGATGGCAGCATTTCGATGCAAGCCTTTGTAACAAAAGAAGCAAAAAGAGAAGAAGAACTGTCTAAGTCAGACTACATTTCTCTTTCGTTCAATGCAACCGTCAAGGTTGTATTGCCAATGGGCGCGTATATAGAGCACACGTATTATATTGACAGAACGAGAAGCGTAACACAGAAGTTTATGCTCCTCGAACCCTACACACCTACACAAGTAGATGAAATGTCGTGGAAGTACGCCGTAGAGTTCCACCACCCAAAGATGCAGCTCGGGAAAATACCATTTTACATCAAAACCAAAAACTCACAAAACGAGAATATAAATCAAACGATTTGGAGCTTTGTGGGTACTCCGCAAGGCATGATGGAAAACGTGTGTGCTTTTCTTAACAACGATATTAAATTCGGCAAATGCGGATGGAAGGCTATTTTGTCAGGCGCGATGAATAATTCTATAAGCGTAAGCTTTAGCGACAACGATGTTTTGTCTGCTCTGACAGAGATATCAAACGCAGCTGGAGATGAATGCGAATGGCATATTGACTACGACGACGAGATTGTTTACCTTGGCAAGGTGGCTATTGAAAGCGCAGAAAAATTCAAATTAAGCGTCGGTGAAAACGTGGGCGTTCCTTCCGTTACAGAAAGTAGCGACGGATATTATAATGCTTTCGCGGTCTTTGGCGGCACGCGGAATATTACGCAGGTAAATGATAAAAACGAAAACGTTTCGTCGGGCGACATAAGATTGCAACTCGCTAAAGGTGATGGTTTGATTGTTATTGATGGCAGTCCTGTGCAATTTAGCGTAGACGAGTTCTCTGTTATGGATTTGCGTACGGACAAAACATTGCCTAAGTTTACAAAAGTGCTGAATTTTCCTGATGTTTACCCATCTCTTGACACCTACGTTTACGATGTTCGAGGACGCAAGAAATATGTTCTTGACCCACAAACGAACAAACCGATAGTCTTACGAACTGACGAACAAGGCAACGTGCTTGAATACAAGACTTTCACGGTTTGGTTTATGCGTCTGGCTTACTGCACAAAGAACAAAGAAGCGGACAAGCAAGCTGTCAACAGCACGGTTAAAGACGGCGTCACATATTATTGGTATGATTTTGTAATCACGGACGACTTGAAGATTAACGGAAAAACCTTGTCCTGCTCGTTTGAGCCCAATTTTGAAGAAGGCGCATTGTCAACACCTCTTGTTGGTAGAGGAACGAATGGTGATAACGTTGGATTTGAGCTAACCTATCACGCCAAATCAAGAACTTCGCATGAATCTGACGATTGCTCAACTGGCAATTTCAACATCAAAGAAGGCGACTATGAAATAATATATCAAGAGGACAATAATATTATAATCCCAACGAATGAAGAGCAGTTGATAATACCCAAAGGTAAGGCTCTGCCAACATTCGAGTGCAATAAGGTTATCCTGTACAACATTGCTATGGCTGACGCTTACAAAGTGTCTGCGCAGGAGAAACTTTTGGAAGCGGCGAAGAAAGATATAATACTCGCTTTGTCTGACACGAATAATTACACGGTCAAGTCTTATCCACATGTATTTAAAGACCAAAGACCAAGATTGCAAATTGGGCAGGAGGTTTCGTTTTTAAGCAAAGGGCAGCGACTTGACACTCGTGTTTTAAAACTTTCGACAAACTTGGATTTTGATTATATCCAAGAGGTAACGGTTGGAAACAAGGTCATAAAAGGCGCTGTTTCACAATTAAAAGAAGACGTACAATCAATAATCGCCAACGGCGGCGGCAGTGGCAGTGGTGGCGGTTATAGCGTCGCGCAGTTCGAATCGCTTGTAGCAAAATACGGTATCAAACACTTTCTTTCAAAAGAATTTGCAGATGTCGCGCAAGAGATAATACGCTTTGCGAAAGGCGTAACGTTTGGCAGTGAAGATACAAAGCACGCAATTACAGAAGAAGGTGTAGCTACATTGAAATCATTGCTTTTAGAAACTGACGGTTTAGGCATCTCCTCTGACGGTATCGCTACCCTTAAAGAGATTGTATCGGCGGCGTTCCGTTCGGGTGCGCTCGGCTCTGGCTTCAAGCTCGGCAATTATTCTGACAGCGAGGATAGCTACTTAGAGGTAGACCGCCTGCTTGTGCGTAAGGCTGCTGAGTTCGTGAAGCTCGTAATTAGAGAGCTGCAAAGCGTCGGTGGCGAGATAGTCCTGTCGCCTGCTGCCATGAAGATTAGCAAGGTACAATTCATGAGAGCGGGCACGATTCTGCCCGAATTTTCGATCTTGCAATACGACGTTTATCGCTGTTCGTTCCTGACGAAGCGAGGTGACGAGGAGATAACGAACCCGTTTGCTGTCAACGACCTTGTGCGCTGTCAGACGTTCAATATCAAGGAGGGTACGACGGCGAACGCGAAAAACAAATACTACTGGCGCAGAGTGGTGCGGATAGGTGCGGACTATATCGACATCCTTGCTTTGTCGGGAGGCAACTACGGCGATTCGCAGCCCGAGGTGGGTGATGAACTTGTACAGATGGGCAACACAACCGATGTGGCGCGCCAGTCGGTGCTGTACCTCTCGGCTTACGGCTCCGACTCCCCGTCAATCAAGCTGTACAAGGGCGTGAACGACTACACGCTCGACGGCAAGGAGATATTCGTTGTGTCACGCGACGAGATTTATGCGCTTGCATCGATGTTCAAGCTAAAGGTAAGGGACGGCGATACAACGAAAGAAACGACGCTTGCAGAGATTGTAGCGAACGTTGACGGACTGACTTCTACGGTAGCTGCGAACAAGACAGAGACTGACGGGCAGATAAGCAAGATAAACACTACACTTACGCAGAACGCAGAGAGCATCACTTCGCTTGCACAGAAGCAGACAGAAACTGAGAACAAGGTATCAAAGATAGAGCAGACGACGGACAAAATCTCTCTACAGGTGGAAACGACCACGAACTTGAAGAACTGCATCGTCGGCTCTGCGCTGCGTCCGTGGGATGACATCACGAGGATAACGGCGGCTCACTCACAAAAGGTAGAGATAGCAAATGGTGGCGGCGTCGGCGGTTCTAACTACGCAACGTTCAGTGCGTCGGGCGCTACGGAGGACACACACACAGGTCTGTACTTCAAGGATGTGCGTGTGTCGGCTGGCAAGACGTACGTATTCAGTGTATGGGTGAAGATTGCCACTCTGTTGTTTTATAAAGGCGCTTACTACTCTATAAAGCGCTTTGACGGCGGTACGGAAGGTGCTGTTGTCAAGTCGGACGATATCACTCCGGGTACAGGCGACTGGAAGCTCCTTACTGCGACGTTTACCGTACCCGACGGCTGCACGAAGCTGTTGCTTGAACTTGCCGTGCGCAGAAACGGAACTATCAGCGTGTGCCGACCGATGATAATGAAGGGCACGGAATACGGAGGCTGGAGTCTTTCACCCTACGACAAGACGGAGGCAGGCAAGTTGGAATCAGGACTGAAAAGAGCCGGTATAGACCTCGAAGACGACACCATTACGGCGACGGCAAACAAGTTCATGGTCAAGAACAACGACGGCGAGGTGACTGCGAGCGTGAACGAAGACGGCTTGCTGGAGGTCGGCGCAGGTCTCTTCTCTGGATTGATACGTAAGAAGAAGACTATTATTACTCCCGACAAGTTGGAAGGCTACACGGAAGAAAACCCGATCAATGGATATATCCGACTAAACTTTGTAAAGACGGGTAGCTTTGTTGAGCTTTCGGGCGACATCGGCAAAAAGACAGGAGGTAAATACCCGACAATAATTCCGCCATTTTACGATCCGAACGCAAGCGATGCCGGCCTTGGTGTGACAAGCGAAGAAGCGGCGACGTGTCTCGGACAGACATTTGTTGTAAGAAACAATACAAGTCCGGCGATAACAATCAATATCGTTGGCTATACATCGCTCGTTGGAGGCAGCAACACAGCTCACCCCTACTGGCTTGAAAACGGATGGATGGCAGTCCTTACCTGCGAATTTGTGTATGTATCAAGCGCCAAAACGTATGCTATTGTATGGAATGGATATAACGTACCATTTTCATCTCCAATAGCGCACAGCGACGAAGGAGAAGAAGCGGCTGCGGACGAAGGAGCAGAACCTACTGCTGACGACCCGACCACAACAGAAGAAGAACAACCAAAAGAATAAGATATGAAGAAAATAGTTAGAGGTAACGACTTTACCCTGCGCATACCAGTGTGCAAGATAGTGAACGGCGAGCAGGTGGCTTTTCCGCTACCTGCCTGCACGGACATCGTTGTGAACATCGTGAACCAGTATCGGCGTGTAGCTCTGAGCTACACTATCGACACGGCGGAGGACAATATCATCAATGCGCGTGTGGAAGGTGACGCCGTATCGGTTGGTACATACGCTCTCGAAGTGCGAGGTAAGATTTTCGGCAACGACTGGCGCAGCAAGGAGTACGAGCAGTTCTGCATCGTAGACAACAACGCTTCGGGCGACACAGCGTTCAACGGCGAGCTTATCGAGGGCGAGGACAGCGTAGAAATGAATACGGCGCTTGTTATCCTGCCTCCTTCGGTAGAACTGACGCAGCTCATAACCGATGCTAACACGGCGCTCGAAACGGCAAAGCAGACGGACGCAACACTCAAGGCTAACGAGAGCGAGCGTATCTCCGCGGAGCAGCAGCGAGTATTAGCGGAAGCACAGCGTGTGTCAGCAGAAAGCAGACGCAGAGAGAGTGAGGGTGTTCGCCATGCAGCGGAAGTCGAGCGCGTGAGCAACGAGGATGCGCGAAAGACAGCCGAGGCGCAGCGTGTCAATGCCGAGACCGAGCGTACTGAAGCCGAAAATATACGTATTGCGAGCGAAACCGCACGCGTCGCAGCAGAAGAGCAGAGAGCAACAACCTTTGCGGAGCTTTCATCAAACGTTGATGCTGCTGTCAGCAAGGCGAACACTGCGGCAAGTGCGGCAGACACGGCTACCGACAAGGCAAATGCAGAGGAAGATAAGCGTGCCGAGGCGGAAAGACAGCGTGCCGAAGCGGAAGCTACACGCAAGCGTGAAGAAGGCATTCGTCAGGAAACCGAAACCGAGCGCATACGCAAGGAGACAGCGAGAGAAGCTGCGGAGGCAACACGGCAGACAGCGGAGGCAGAACGAGTGAAGGCTGAGAATAGTCGTACCGAAGCCGAGAATACACGCACAGAAACGGAAACTGCGCGCAAACACGAGGAAAGTGTTCGCCAAGAGAATGAAATTGCACGCGTTCGCCAAGAAAACGAAAGAACAGAAGCCGAAAACGCACGCCAGGCGGCAGAAACATCCCGAGTAGAAGCAGAAGACTCTCGAAACAACATCTTTTCCAGCACCAAGCAAAACTGCGATTCGGCTGCGCAGGAAGCGCGTTCGGCTGCGCAGAAAGCAACGACCGCGGCGCAAGAGGCACATTCGGCTGCGCAGGAGGTAACGACTGCCATAATAGGTGCGGAAAGAGTGAACGCAAAGATAGAAAAGGGCGTTCTCACCGTTACCGATCGCAACGGCTCCGAGAAGAGCGTCGATGTGGGCGATGTAGCAGAAGAAGTGACGGTACACGTCACATCTTCGGTGGCGAGCATTAATCCCGCAGGCATCAAGATTAACGTGTTTATCAATAACGGCAAGACGCCTCAGACATACATTACTGGCAACGACGGCACAACAACATTTAGCATTGCAAAGGGCAACTACTATCAGATAACCTTCACAGAGTACGGCAATGCGCAGCCCATTGCCCCAGTCGGCTTCACCGCCGTGCTTGCGACGCGCAACATTGACGTGGAGTACAAACCGTACGACGAGGAGAGCATGGAGAACGTAGTGGTGACGGTAACGAAGTATACCGACGGCACGGGCGCTGCATACGAGGGCGTGCCAGTAGTGGTGACGGTAGACCGCAAGAACACTACCTACAATGCTGACGCAAAGGGTCAGGTGTCGCTGTATGTGCCCTACGGCAAGGAGTTTACTGTCAACGTCGAGAATCAGGACGGCTACAGCGTGAGTCTTAACCGCAATACTCGTACATACACGGCGAGTGTGCCGCAGCGTCTTATCGACTACAAGATGTATCAGTTCCGCGCTGGCATATTTATCATCGATGACAACCTCAACGAATACTACCTCGAGGAGTGGCAGGCGGCTGGCAAGACCGCAGAAGAAGCGGTGGCTATCAAGGTAGCGGACGCTAACCTCACGCTGAACCGAGGCACGTTTATGATAAGAATATCCGATATGATGGCTCCTACGGCACTCCCGAATAAGCCGTGGTGTACTCAGAACTTGCGGTTCGACAGCATCGCGCTTGACGGCAACAATACGAAGGACGCGAACTACTACAACGGCGAGTCGTCGTCGTTTCTCGTGCGCCAGGAGGCTGTAGAGCGCAGCCTTAGCGTGCCTGCCTTCGACTACGCCTATGAGCAGATATTCAGCATCGCAGGACATGAGCTGCACGGCTTCCTGATGTCTGTCGGACAGGACTATGTGCATATAGCGAATATCGGCATCATCAAGCAGGTGCTCACGGCGCTTTACGGAGAGGAGGTGGCTACTGCATACTACAACTTTGTGATGGAACAGAGACGCTGGACTTCTACGCAGCTCAGTGCTGCGTTCGCGTGGACCTACGGTAGTAGTGCGGGCAGCAGCTCCAAGTCGTACTCGTACTACGTTCTGCCAGTATTCGCTTGTTAATCTCTTTATCTCTTTTAATCTTTATCTCTCCGCGAGCAAAGCGAGCGCCAAGCGGCACGCAAGCGGAGAGTGGTAAATAACAATTTAAAACAAAATGGCATACACGGAGACTCTGTTCATATATAAGGACACTTATCTGCTCTGCAAGCTGCTGCTTCAATACAGCAAGAACGTAAGCCGTATCATCAGATACGGAGCGTACGAGACGATGACAAGCAAGGCTTGCACGGCGCTCGACCTGGTTCGCAGAATCAACGAGAGTTTTGAAGGCAGAGAGGAGAACCTGCATGAATTCATCCTGCTTATGTCGGAAGTCAAGTCGAGAATCAACCTCTTCACCGACGCGGATTTCTTGCCTGTCAAGACTGCGACGAACATTAATCATCAAGTGGACAAGGTGCTGAAAGAGGCGTACGGCTGGCAGAAGGCAGAGCGGAATCGCAGAGGCGAGAGCCGTGGAGCGTAAAAGCAACACGGGAGAGCCGTCACACATGTGACAAGGGGCGCTGACACGCAACTCCGAAAGGAGAAGTGTTCGGACCGTAAGGAGACAGCGCCGAGAACGCAGAACAATGCTACGAACGCGTGGAACTACAGTAGTAGTGCGAACAACAACAACAAGTCGAACTCGTACTACGTTCTGCCAGTATTCGCATATCACTACGTGACGAAAACTCCGTGTATGTCACTAAAGTCATGAAGATAGAACACGAATACGTGACGCTTGAGGACGTATATGCCGCATATTACGATTGTCGCAAACACAAAAGCTCTACGCACGGGTATATAGAATACTCGTTAAACTATATATCCAACAACTATCAGTTGTATGCTGAGCTTAACAGTGGTGCATATAGGATAGGCAAAAGCAAAGCATTCTGCGTCACACGCCCGAAGTTGCGAGAGGTGTTCTGCGCTGCTTTCCGCGACCGCATAGTGCATCATCTGCTTGCGCTGAAATTCGGCGAGCTTCTTGACGCAGAGCTGACGGATAAGGCTTACGCCTGCCGCAAGGGCAAGGGCACGGACTACGGTATAGACGATGTGAGAGCGCAGATAGAGCGTGTAACGGACGGATACAAGCGCGAGGCGTGGATATTGAAATGCGACCTGCAAGGCTTCTTTATGAGTATAGACCGCAGGCTGTTATTCGGACTTCTCGAACGTACGATAAGAGGGAAATACAAAGGAGAGAATATTGAGTGGTGGCTGAACTTGTGGAGAATGGTGGTGCTGCATGATCCGGCAGAGAGCTGCATAAAAGTGGGCGACCTCACCTTATGGGATAAGCTGCCTGCGAACAAGTCGCTATTTGCCTGCGGAGAAGGCAGAGGACTACCTATCGGCAATCTTCCGAGTCAGTTGTTCGCAAATCTCCTTCTTGCCGACTTCGACAAACTGATGATAGAGAGGTTAGACGATAAAGGCGGCTACGGGCGCTACGTTGATGATTTTGTAGCGATACATACAGACAGGAAGGCGCTGCACATTACGCTCCAATGGGCGAGAGAATATCTGCGCACACGGCTCGGTTTGACGCTGCACCCGCGAAAGGTAAGCCTGCAACGCGCAAGCAGCGGAGTCAGGTTTACGGGCGTAATGATACGACCATATCGCACGCTGCCAAGTAGCAGAACAACGGAGCATCTGTTTAGCGTGATAGACGAGTTCGGAGAATGTGCGAAGCCGTCCTCCGAAGATTTGGCAAGATATGCCAATCGCATAAACAGCCTGCTGGGGCTGATAGCGTACCGCACGTCGTACAACATAAGACGCAGGACATGGTACATGATGCCGCACAAGGAGATTGTGTACTGTGTGAATATGAAGAAGATTAAAATCAAAAATAAATACAAACTTAAAAAGTAAAGACATGGCAAAAATCTATTTCGTCAGCACACTGATACCTGCTGACAAGTTTAAGAAAAAGTATGAGCTTGGCGGCATTACGATATGCCATATCGGTGAGACGCTCGACGAGAAATCAGGCGCCTACAAATGCTGGGAGTGTACCGTACCGACGGCTACGTTTAGCGAAGATTTGGTAAAGACCGAGTTCGAGGCGTTCGGCAAGGAGATGCAAGCGTTTGCACTCCAGACAGCCAAGCAGTTGAAGATAGCAGAGATAGACGCTTACGACAAATCTTCTGCTGTCAACGGTTTTGCGCTCAACGGTGCGGTGGTGTGGCTCGACAAGGCGACACGTGTAGGCTTGATGAACTCCACAAGTATCACAAAGGCTATGGGACAGCCGACAACGACTTTGTGGCTTGGCGAAAGCAAGATGGAGGTTCCCTGCGACACGGCGATACAGCTACTCTCGGCGCTGGAAATGTACGCCCTGGAGTGCTTCAACGTAACGGCAGCACACAAGAAGGCAGTGAGCGAGCTGACGAGCATCGAGGAGGTAGAGAAGTACGACATCACGGCAGACTACCCTGCGCAGCTTAGAATGGAGGTGTAACATGGCGGCTCTACCTATTATTATACTCATCGTTCTTGCGCTGTACGTTTTCAGCTGCTGCGTGACAAAACGAGTGCCGACCATGCTTTCGGAGGTGTACTACCTCGCAGATAAGAACTGGCTCTTCCCAGCGCTCATGGCGACGCTCGGCGCATCGTTCTTGCCGCTCATGCTCTCAAACGGCGGCTTGGAGTGTATGGCTTTTCTTACCTGCGTGGGCATCATCTTTGTAGGTGCGGCTCCTGCGTACCTCGACGAGAGTCAGCGCACAATACACAAGTGCGGAGCTATCACGGCGGCAATAGCAAGCGTGGTATGGGCGTGCAGCATCAACGCTCTGCCTACTGTTTCGTTCGCTGTACTCGCTGCTGTGTTCTGTGTCTGGAAGCACCAGTACTGGCTGTTTATCGTCGAGTGCTGCGCAATACTCAACATCGTAACAACATTATTCATTTAAATCTGAAATAGCATGGAAATCAAGGTAAAACGAATAGCAAGAAAGGAGGCGTACACCATAGGCAAGATGTACGTTGACGGCGCATACGTCTGCGACACGCTCGAAGACAAGGACAGAGGACTGACCTCTAATATGTCGGTTGCGCAGATATACGGAGTGAAGATTAAGGGCGAAACCGCCATACCTACGGGCAGATACCTCGTAGATATGAAGACGGTATCGCCTCGCTTCGGAGGTCGGGCGCAGTACCAGTTCTGCAAGGGCAGACTGCCGCGACTGTGCAATACGCCCGGATACCAAGGCGTGCTTGTTCACTGCGGTAACACGGCGAAGGATACGGACGGCTGTATCCTTGTCGGTGAGAACAAAGAGGTCGGGCAAGTGCTGAACTCAACGGCGACGTTCCGTAAGGTGTACGCGAAGCTGAAAGCGGCTGACGAGAGAGGAGAGCAGATTTGGATAACTATTGAATAACACGAAAACACAATATAAAATGACAGGAAACATCACAACAAGTACAGGCAAGGCTTTCGTGACCGGCACAATGAGCGCAGAAGCGCTTACCGCTTTGTTCGATTTACGTTGGATGCTCGTTCTTATCGTCGTTCTTATCGTCGCCGACTTTTGGTTCGGTGTGTCGGCGAGTCTAAAAAATCACGAACACTTCCGCTTTTCGCGAGCTGGGCGCAGAACGTGCAATAAGGCGGTGGACTACATTACATACCTCATACTCGGCTCTGTGCTCGGCTTGGCTATCTTTGAACCGCTCGGATGGGCTAACCACGTCACAACCGCGGCTATCGGCTTGGGATTCGGGTGCATCTGGGAGGTAGATAGTATCGTCGGGCACGTTTGCGTACTACACGGAATTAAATACACATTCTCCGTGAAACGCCTTATCATCGCACTCATCAAGAGAAATAACGCAGACATCGGCGAGGCGGTAGAGGAAGCAATGGATAACAACAAAAATTAACGGATATGGATATAAGAGAAATATTAATGCTGCTGAACTGCATCATCATGGGAGCGACAACGCTCTTTATTTCCTACAAGGTAGCGCAGCTCGATATGGTAAATGAAAGCTACGACGAGAATAAGCGAAACCGACAAGGCGCTATCGGTTGGTTTATCGCATCTATATTCGTAGGCGTTCTTGCACTGCCAGTAATGGTGCTGCGTGAGGTGTATCAATGGAAGCGTTACAAACTACCGAGTATCGAATGGGATGATATATGTCGCTACGGCTTCACTATCATCATTGGCTCTATGCTGCACTTGCTCCTGCTTGTTATGACAAGCTGCACGACTCAGAAGCCTGTTGTGCTTGAACGTATAATCAACAAGACGGACACGTTGTATAAGACCAACTATATAGCCGATACGTTCCGCGTACACGATTCTATTTATGTCGAGAGCTATGCTGTTGGTGATACGATATACAAGACAAAGAACGTGTACAAATGGCGCGACAGGGTGAGCGTGAAGACTGATACAATATACAAGTCTATCCTGCGAGCGGACTCAATTCCAGAGCCGTTGCCAGTTGAGCATAAGGCGACATGGTGGGAGCGGACGCAGATGTTCGTAGGGAAGATAGCGGTCGGAGCAGTGGTACTATGTTTAATCTCACTGTTGCTTTGGCTGATACACAGAAAGAGATAACATGTAGATTGGTTGGTTATTAGTTTTTTAGTTTAAGGTGATTTGTTTTCAGGAGCCTTGCCCGTCTGTGAAGATAGGCAAGGAGTTTAAATAAACATAAATATAAGTGACGACGCATACAACTTTTAAAATAAATAACTAACTTGCACCGAAAAACCAACAGATAATCACATCAAACCAAAAAATCGCTATGAACGAGGATGATAAAAGGATGTTTCTTGCTCTTGCGAAGGGTAAGGACATATCGGAGATTATGTCTTTGCTGGCAGAGTCCGGCAATCAGTATTCACGCAGAATACTGCGGTTCTTCCGCTGATTCTGCAAGTGGGTTCCGTTTTTCATAATGCTAACGCACATGTACGGCGTGTTTGACTTTAGCCGCAATCCAAAGGAGATGTTTGCCATGCACAGAGCAAATTGGGCGTACTACACATTTATATACATCATGGTCTATATACTGCCAATGGTTATTATTCTCGCGTCACGCTTCTTTTGGCTGTGTTGGAAGTATCGCATACCGTTCTTCTACTTCTTCGGTGTAAATTCGATACACCTTGTCTACTGGAGTTGGTACACAACAAACGAGATGGTGA